CCATGCCATCGTGCTCTCACTATCATCCCAGAATGCAATCCGGTCGGCCGCGGGGTCTGATAGGCTGGCTCCGGTGCCACCATCAGCCAGCGGCACATCCGTTCCACCGGCCCGGTAGATGACGTTCCCCTCGATGTTCACATCTCCGGCCGATGCCCGCGAAAGTGTCGTATCGATATTGGCAAGCTCGATGTTGCCCCCCGTCAAAATCGTCTCCGCGAAGTCGAACCGGTCCTCATCCTCCATGTACGTCATGGTCCCCTGCCCGCTGGTTCCGGCGAAGTACAGTACACCATCGGTATCAGTAGGAAGTGTTATATCAAGCTGCCCGGCTGTGCTGGCCGACAGGGCCATGTCATCATCAGCCCCAAGCACGACCTGCTTGTTGTCTGGTAGCCAGAGCCCATCAGATGCCCGAAGAATGGCACCGCTTACATCGAGCGAATCGTCGCCACCGTCGTAATAGACCTTGGCCTGCACGCCGTTGTAATCGTCGCCGCCGAAATACATGGCGGCGGAATCTTCATTTGCCGAAGTGCTCTTGATCTGATACACATCACCCAACGCCCAGTTGTTCGCCATGGTCGCAACAATTGTATGATTGAACGTATTGACTCCAGTGATGACGCCAGAAATATCTTGTCAACCACGTCTGTGCCGCATCTATACAGGTGGGAGTGCCTCCGGTGGTTATCGTGCCCTGATAAATAACCGTAGGGGCAAGCGCTGGTAGAAACACGTCATGTCTGCTTCTCATGCCATGCGATACGGTCGGCCCGGACGTAAACGCTGGTATCTCTATTCCCACGGCAACATCTTCCGCCGCTCCCAGGTCTGGCACATTCAATACCCGAAACCGCTTCACCGTGCCAACGGTAACCGGATATGTGTTGTAGAATATTCCATCGTTGAGCGTCGCCCCGGCTTCCTCGGCACCGACTTGCGAGAAAACGCCTTGCGAGGAATTTACCGTCGATGTGCCGCTCGCCATGGATTGAAACAAGCCGCCCAGAATCTGGTCGTGATAGCCGCTGCTGCGGGTCACCGTTACACCGCGAACACCATATGCCGTCTGGATGGTATCCCCAGGGTCAGAGTCCGCGTGCGGATATATTTCAAGCAAGAATGTAAGGCCAGACCTGTAATAGTTTGTTACTGCTGAGTACAGATCTGGGTCAGTGTCTGAATAAACCTTGTGAACGTACAGTCCCGCCTGGTTCAAATTTTCGGTCACGCGAGGATACGCATCGCTTCCATTACCAATCGCCGCAGCCACGCCAACGTCAAGAGATGTCGTTGTCGCACTGGCAAGTGTTGCAGCCCCCGCGTCGGTTATCGTCCACGCCTTTTCTGGCTCTGAATCGGACACCACCTCTGCCGCGTCCCACCCGTCGATCAGCGTGATTCCCTCGTCCGGGGAGAAATCGTAGGAGCACGTCGTGGCGTTGAATGCGTAGAAGTCGGGATCGTCCGCAACGACCACCTCCGGGGGCATCTCAAACAATGCCACTGCGTCGGCGCACGTCTGCGACGATGGAACGAGAGCGGTCACACCCGCCCCTTCACCAACGTGAACAATGCACAACCTGATATCATCCACACCGTAGTCCAATGCCGGGCTACCACCGGGAGCGGTAAACGTAGCATCGAACGCTTGCCCCGGATAGCAAGCCACCCCAAGTGGACCGTTTGCAGTGTCCACAAATAGCAGAGATCCTCCGGGGCACCCGCCTTCCGTTATGTCCACGTTGGCAGTTACCTCAACGCCGCACTTTGCTTCGGTGCAATGCACGCACCCAGCGTTGATCGTGAACGTCGTCGGCTCTGTGCAGGATCCCGTGGCTGGCCCGTACACGTCGTGGCCGAATGACCAGTCGCCGGTCGTGGGAGTGTTGGTGCCGTCGAGCTTGGCGTAGACAGTGTCGAGTGCAGAAGAAGAAGATGCCCAGGAGACCGTATCGGCTCCATCGGTAACCAGGATCTGTCCGGCAGTGCCATCGGACACGGGCATATCGTAAGCATCACCAACTCGCAATCCAATATTAGCAAATACCTTTCCATCGTTTCTGATCTTAAACATATCTGTATCAAGAGAAGTTCCAAGCACCATCAGATTATTTGTACCGCCCGTATTCGTAGAAGCGTTACCCAAGCTGTCTTCGTACATTACCAACCGTATGCCACTATAGCCAGCCGTTCCGCTCTGCTCAACATTCCCCCGCATAAAGAGAAGGTTCTGCTCGCCGTCTGTATCTGTCATCTGATAAACAGCATTATCCATCAGCATTGAAAATACATTACTTGCTGGCCTGTCTCCCATCTGATAAAAACCTAATCCACTCAAAGCAGAAACCGAACCAATATCACCGAAATATAAACTTCTCCACGTTAATTTAGTTCCAGCACTCAACGAACCAGATGCAGTTGCAATATACAAGGTTGGTTGTGTTTGAACTGCGGTATTGAAATCTTTATTAACATCTCCTTCGTCACAAAGAACAAGCGTCCGATTATTTTCATCTACACCAATCGTTAAACGCCCCCCAGTCTGCCCAGGTTCCTGGTATTGTTTAATACGCCCCGTGTAAGTACCGTCAGAAAAGATAGCCTCTTTTTCATCCCACGTTGTATTGCCCCCAAAAGTCCAGTCCCCTGTGGTGGTACTAGACTCACCAGTAGGAGGAGTACCATCAGCCCGAGTGTAGTATTTGGCCGCTTCTCTCTTGCTGAGAAGATCGGCAAGTGAATCTGCAGAAGCAGAAAGAGGGATTCCCAAGAGTATGGTGAGAATCACTGCAATCAATTTGGTCATCACATTTTCCCCTATGCCCCTGGAAGAACAACCACTCCAAACGTCAGAACATCAGTGGTGGTGCTCAGGGTAATGGTCAAGTATCCGGTGTATCGACCGGCGGTGGCAAAAGCACACAACACCCGGAGGATCCCGGAAGCCCCACTGCTTTTGTCAAAGTCAGTATTGGTCTTCGTGATCAAAGAGGTTCCGGAGGAGTTCTTGACGGAAAGGGAAGCAGTACAGGAAGAGACGTTTACCACCTCCCCGGTATCGGCATCGGTAATGGTAAACTTCAGATATTTGGTGGACCCGGCTACCACCTCCACTGGCTTGTCTGCGGACATGAGATCAATCCTCCATTTCTATTTCAAGAGTCAAAGAAAGATAATCTTCCGTACTAAGCCGGAGGGATAGTTCATTCTGAATCTCCAGGACCAGGGCCTTGTCGGTTTCTGTCTCCAAAGAAAGAGACAGATCAGAATCGGTGGTCAATCTGAGAGAACACTCAGATGACAAAACCGCCGCCAAGTCTGCTTGGAAATGGAATCGTGTGTTCCCGTTCACCATCCCCCTGGTAACCAGGGAAGTCCCAGAAGCCACGAAGAAGCCTCCCTTCTCCCTTGTCTGTTACTGCTTTATTTATTCTATTCTAGTTCACCACCGAAGGGAATGAAAGAGTCTCTTCACATCCCGTCTTGGGTCCGGGTAGACATAGATCATCGGACCTCTCTCCGATCTCTTGGCTATCCCTCTCCGATGAAGCTCCCCGTAACGCCGATTGAAGTCGGTATCGTCCCCCCCATACTTCCCGCAAAACCGGGAATCATATCCAGCCAACTCCCAGAACAACTCTGCGCGGATGATGAAGGTATTCTCGTGGCTGCTTACCACATCAAGGTCTTTCTCCGGGCATCCATATTCCAGGAGGAGAGGATGATTCCGGATTATCTGACCACTCTCCCCCAGGAGAGCATACATCCTCTGAAAATGCATCTTGTCCCCATCAAACCTATAGAGGGCCTCCATAGCCGCCGGGGTGAGGATGTGATCGATATCAGTGAAGAGAAAGTACTCCCCACGAGCAATGGAAGCCCCGGCATTTCGTGCACACGGCTGGGACCAGGGCCGGTAATCTCTTGTTTGAAGATAACGGAAATGCCTGATACTAGGCTTTCCACACACCCCTTCAATCGGTGGTCTGGAACCATCATCCACTAAGATCAATTCCAGGTCGTCTCTACCCTCAAACAGAAACTCGAACAGACGTAGCTGTCTTCTCACCACCTCATACGATTCCAAGACCGCAATGATGATGCTACCTTTCAAGTCGGAACGTCCCTCTTCTGGCGCAATCGTAGTCTGGGAAGAACACTCTTCCGACGACTCGGTACCCACCTCCTCCGATCTTTCCATCTCGAACTCTCCCCATCTGCCAATGAAAATGATAAACCGCTTCGTTGTAATGCCTCACCCCGGGTGGGGGCTTCCCGGAAATATGGCCAAGGTTGTGAGGATCGAACCAGAATCCCCGATGCGGACCCGTTCCCGGAAGTTCCCATCCGTGGTTGTGATGAACATCAAAGCGAGGTCCAGACTGATGGCATACACATTCATGTTCTCGAAGAAGCCGGAGGAGCCTGGCCGACATGAAGATGGCCCTCCCGTGCTTTCCACCATTGTTCCTCTCCTCCCTCTGGTTCTTGAAAATGTAAGCTTGATCAAAGTCCACTACAGATATTTGGTCGAACACCCGATCATCCATCACCCGGACATCATCATGGGTGAAAAGCACATCACTTCTTCCTCCCCACAAATGTTTCAAAAAACAATCATAGGCCCCCCACTCCAGGCCGACGTTCTCCCGAAGAACGAAGGGGAGCCCCAAACCAAGCAACTCCCCAACTCCCTCCCGATTGTTGCAAACGATAGTCACTGGGTGCTTTTTGGAAACTCTTTGAAGTACCCGAAGGAAGTCCGGATCCAAATACCACCCGCAGACGCATATCTCCATCACTTCTCCCAGGCATCGAACAGATCAGCCAGGATATCGGACCACTTGAATGGATCGAGATGTTTCAAGGCCCATCGCCGCGCAGCCTCCCCCATCCTTCTCCGGTATTGTTCCTTCCTCTTGAGCAGTTTCAGGGAGTAAAGGAATCCATCGTAGTCAACACAATGAAATCCGGTATCCCCATGCTGAACCCGATCTTTCGTCCCGTCTCTCGGCTCGGTAAGTACCGGAAGCCCGGAAGCCAGGGCCTCCCCCACCACCCTGGGGAATTGATCCCGCCAGAGGTTGCTGGTGCGATACAGATATACGTGCCCACCGGAGAGGAACTCCGCCACCGGGATCTGATCGAACTTGAAGAACACCATCCTGGGTTCTCCCTTGAAATGCTCCACCAATTCCGGGTGGGCCTCCATGAACCGGAATTCGGACCCGGGGAGATCCTTCAATAGCCTTGAGTAGAATTGAATATCGTCCTCCTTGACTATCTCCTTCTGCCAAACATGAATCTTCCGGCCCTCCCCCACCGAGCGGGAGGTGACGTATTTCCGGAAATCCGGAACGCAGTGCTTCAAGACCACCAGAGAATCCTCTGCCTGGCGATCGGTAATGGGGATACCTGCGTAGTTCTCCAGGTCGATGGCCCCAGGGAGGGTAAGGAACTGAACCCCATCGAATGGCTGTGTTCTGGCTTCGAGGAACTCCTCTCGCTTTTCCTCATTCTGGAACAGGACCGCTTTTAACTTCCCGGACCTGGACAACCACTCACAGCGAGGAAGTTCCCCATTCACATAGTTGATCCCGATCACCAACCCTCCACTCCCCTCCACAATAGGTGGGGCCCACCCACATTGACAGAACTCGGTAATTTGATCATTGGCGTAAAAGAGGATGGGGAGCCCGGCAACCACCGAACGCTCCTGACAAGAAAGAGGGGTGAGAAGGGCCTCCCCCCGGAATCGATCATGAACCTTTCCCCAGGGGATGAGATGGGGGTTCCACCCCCGCGCCTCCAACACCTTCTTGATCTTTACCAGACTCTGCTCCCCTCCCCCCCTGGAAGAAAGAGACCCGTGAAGAATGATGTCCTTCTTGGAGATCCCCCTCTCCTTCACAAAGGAGACCTTCTTTGGTTTCTCCTCCTTCACAATATTTTTGAATCCCCCATTAGGAATCTTCTCCCCCTTCTTCAGCCGGCCTCCACGATAGTAGAAGAGGATGGAATCCTCCACCATGGATGGACGGATCAGGGCCACGCATGGGGGAATGGGATCGTCCGGGTCCACCCCCATTCCTTCGTCTTGTCTCTTCTCCCGGCAGGAGTCCATCCCACACTTCCAACAGGCCTTGGTCCTCCCCTTCTCAATCGAGCAGGGAAGAGTTCCCTCAGTGGACAGGTATTGATGTCCCAGGTAATGAGTGAACCAAGAAGGCTCCCGAGCGGCCGCAACCACCACACAAGGAATTCCAAAAGCAGCAGCCATGTGCATTTGCATGGAAACCAAACCCACGGACCCCTGGGCGTGGTAGAAAAGATTCAGGAGATCACGTACTCCAGTATCCGGGTCTTCGGTCTTCCCGACCAGGTCGATCACGTTCTTGAGTCTTGGGTAAGGATCACTAGCTAGTTGAAGCTGGACAAACTGAACCACTCCCTGGAGACGATCCACCACCTCCTGCCACCAATCGATGGGGTACATCTTCGCCGGCCAGTTGGGCTCCCCTCCAACCGTGATGATCCAGTATGGTCCCTGGACGATGGGCTCTCTGATCTCTTCTTCTGTCATCCAAAGGTCCGGGATACTCTCCCCGGGTGGGATGCGGAGGCCGAGGTTCTGCTCCATTGATAGTCGGTAGGAGTTGATCATGTGGGTATCCCACTGATTGCTTTTGTTTGTGAGATACCCAGGACCGATGTCTACCACACAATCCTCTCGATCCAGGAAATCAAGGTCGACATATGGATTGTGTTTCCAGAGAGTTCTAGAAGAGGTCATCACCCCGACCCGCGTTTCTGGGAAGGCCTTCTTGAAATCTCTCACGGCTGCGGTCATGGTGATGGTATCACCAATACGTTGCTTGTTCCGGAAGATGATCTCCCTTGGTGGAGATCCCTCCTTCGCGCCGAGGGAGATCCCCACCCTCTCACAAGCCGCCTGAATCAATTCCCTGGAAACTTCCTTGTCTTCCCACGGACCGTGGAGATGAATGTGGGGGGCCTCTTCTTTCTTCTCCGCCTCCAGCTTGGCGACTATCAAATGAGATTGAACCCGGTCCCGATCTATCGGCAAGATAGTGGGGGTGGAACATAGCGGACATTTCATTGATCTCCTCCTCCTCTGGATCGGATCAGGTTTTCGGGAATGGGTCAGCAAAGCTGACCGGTCTTCGGTCTCCTCTGTTGTAGATTGGACGAACCTTCACAAAGGCGTTGCTTCGGATGGCGGCATCAACCGTGGTAGTTCCGGATCCCCCACTGCTGGCCCCAATGGAGAACCGGTCGTCCAGACACATCTCCACGTGAGTTTTCATTTGAGGATCCCCCCAGAAAGCAAGGGCTCCAGCAATCGGATTCCGGATCTCCCTTCCCTTGAGGAAAAGCCATAGCGAGTGAGCAGTCCAGTCTCCATGTACTGGTAGGATTCCTACCGACTTCAGAATCTCCACTTGCATTCCGGAGCAATCTAGCCCACGTATCGGGTCATCCCCTCCCCAAATGTAGGGAACCCCGTACATTCTCCAAGCAAGTTTCAGCGCGAGTTCCTTTTGCCCCATTGTTCCATTTTCTCCATACACTGCCGGTCAGCTTCTTTTGCCCTCTCGATTTCCCCACTCAACGTGATGGAGAACACACGAATATCAGAACGAACATTCCCCATCTCCATCACCAAGGAGTCCATCCGCTGGATGAGTTGATCGTTCTGCCCTCTCATCACCGACATATCACTCTGATATTTCTTCTCCAGGTCGTCGATGTCGTCCCCAACAGAAGCAGCAAAAAATCCCCCAGCGCCGAGCAGGATGGGCATGAGCACACTCATGAGAATGGTAAAGGTCACTGTTTTCATCTTCGTCCCCATCCCATCCCAGATGCGATCATTTTCTTTACTCAACTCCGTCTTCAGGTCGGAGATGTCTCCACAAAGCCGCGTGAGTTTTCCAATCGTGGCAGAATGATCTCTACAAGTGTCGCACGAGTCCAGATGGGTGGTCACTTTTCCTTCTCCTCCTTCTCCTGAAGTTCTTTGATTTCCACCTTGAGAATCTCGGCCATGACCGTGAGATCCTGAATCGCTTGGGTGTGCTGGGCGATACCCTCCATCATCCGATTCAGTTGGTGTCTCTTGACTTTGATGACCCTCCCAATCTCCGCTTTGGATGGTTGCGGGGAGAGGGAGGGAGGTGAGAAAGGGAATGGAGAGGGAGATTCCCCCTGAGATTGAGGAATCGGAATCACATCTGCCGGGGTCTTATCCGGGGCTGGTTTCTTTGGGTCGGTTACCATCATGGGATTTTTCTCCTCTTAGATCGGGGTTGCGCCATACTCGGTAGAATAGAAGTAAGCCGATGGGTCATAGTTGAATGCTTCAATCTTCGCGGTCCCCTCCTGGGTGATCTCGATGGATTCGATCATGTAGAACCAAGTGGAGTAATCCGTCTTTCCTATCCCATATTGAGCATCAACCATACCGCTAGACACCGAACCTGTAATATTAACTTGAGATGTATCGGAACCGAATGGACCGGTCACGTACCTCTTGACTATGGTGCTGCCGGAACGCACCAAGATAATACAATTTCCGGTCAAGGTTCCAGTATTGAAGTTGAACATGGAAGCATCAAGATTGATAGTCCGATCCAGCAACAGGGTGGAACCACCAGAGGTGCCAATGATTCGACCACCAAATTTGTACTTGTCCCCTTCGTGCTGAACCGCTATCACATCACCGGCTTCGCAAGCGATGGCATCAATGTCGGCTTCGAACTCTACCTTCCTCGTAATGGACCTTGCCAACTGAAGACGAAGAATAGCCTCCCTCCGAGCATGTTCTCTGGTGGTGATACCAGGGATGAAGTAAGTACTCTCATTCTGAACTTCCGTAGCATCATCAAACCCAGAAACGGAAGCCACCGCCGATCCCTTCAAATAGTAATTGTTGGCATCACTGAACTCCACAATCACCCTGTCCGGACGGGAGGATTGCTGGAGCCAGGAGGTAAGAAGGGATCCCTCCTTGATGTTCCCAGAGGTGAATATCTGGGTGGGGAGAATGTTGGCGGGATCGGAATACGTGGGGCAGTGAAAGGAAATGTAGTATTTGTTCCCGGAGAGCTTCAGTCTTCCCCTCCCAAGAATACATACCATTTCCAAACAATCCCACAGCGTTTTGTCCTTCATGTCAAATACGATATTGCAAGTGCATCTGGTGTAATAATTGGTACCTGTCGGGAGGAGGGTGTAGCAATAGCCCGCCCACTGGCTGAAAGAAGTGTAGTCAAGATATTTGGGATCTATCCCGGCCCCGTAGTTTCCTTGCCGAACCCCACTCTTGTCCCATCCATTGGTCAACATATCCCACACAATCCACGCTGGGTTCTGAAACTTTGCAGATCCAGAAATGGTAGAGTAAGCGGAACCGGTCCATCTATACAAAGGCTTGGAGGCGTCGGGGTCCACCCTCTTCACTATGGCATTAATCTTGGGAATATCCGCCATCCGATCCCCAGCCCGTAGCTCCACCGAGATGGTAGCGGTCTGGGGGTAACGAAGCCGAAGATCCATGTAACGAGCCACGGTATGGAGGTTCACTTTGTTTGTATTCTTTTGCCCACTCCAGGTGGGGGAACACACCGCGCAGCCGAGTCTCCCCGGGTAGGTTCCCTGCTGAACCCCGGCAGAGGTAACCGTCCCCACCGCTCCAAGAGCATCCTGTTTTATGATGCTCCCAGCCGGCCAGTTTGGAATACTTTGATTCTCATCCACCCCGATGAAAAGGTAGGAAACTCCATTCCACAAAGCGGAGGCCAACAAGGTAGCCCGATCATTGGGGTACCCGTTCCTATAGACGGCATCCCCTAAGTAAAACTTGTATCCGATATTGGTGACCGTTACATACATGAAAGGAATCTCAACAGAACGATTCACCAAACCAGTAGAACGACCAGACATTACATTCGCCGGGAACGGGGCCGGGCTAGAGGTTGGGACTACAAACGAATGATAGGGAAATGGAAGTATCGGGGATGGATTCGGAGAAGACGGGTACGCCCCGGTCTGAATGAGAGTCCCACTTCTCACTGGATTTCCACCCCAGTCATACCCATACAACCCATGAGGAAATCGATACTGAATAATCAACCCGTGGCTGATTCCCTCCCAATCGTAGGAATGAGCTTCGTGGTCCTCTATCGCTACCATCTCCGCCACCGATGGAGGGGTGAACTCTCTAATCCACTTGGCCTTGCCAATGTGAATTTTCAGATTCCCCACAGCCACGTGAGCCGCGTGGCTTCCATACCAGTATGGATGATTGAATATTCCAACCTGCCCACCAATGGCAAATGTAGTGTGAAAGTTGTGAGGTTTGCCGGTAGCAGAGATAAGCACATTCTGGGCGTGAACGCTGGAGTCATCCAAGGAAAAACTGGAGTTAGCATCAGTGATGTCCTTCCCATCCTTGAAGACCTTCAGGATGTCCCCCTCCCGGACGAAAGCAAAAAACGGACCCTTCCCATCCACCCCGGTCAGGTCGGTGATGGGGAAGGAATTGGACTTGATACATAGGTTCTGAGAATCCACATATCCGTCGTACCGGTTTCCATTACACTTCACCACTATCAAAGCAATCCGAACAGAAGAACCAATGCGATAGAGGAACACTCCCCACGACCGCTGAGATGCAAAATTGTATGCAGAGTCCTCCGGTTGTTTCACAAGACTTTCTTCCCACATTCCCCACAGAGGAGGACCATCCAGATCCGGCTGAGAACGAAAAACCACACGAGCGGCACTCCCCCCATCCGGGATCCCGGTCAGATCGTCGTTCCTCATCATGTAGAAAGAAACGGTGAAGGGCTCGGTATATGGATCAACCAAGTTACTGATGGTGGTCTCCGATGGATCGGAGGTCTCGTTGAACCTGGCGTAGGATGAATCATAGTACATGGAGACCCAATCAATCCCACCAGATGCGAAATAACTAATGCCAGATTGTCCGGAAACTTGATAGCGATTCTTTTGATTTTCCGGGTAAAGACCGGCAATCGGCTTTGCCACATTTATCACGGTTCCGGAAGACCTGACAAGATGCCACGTATTGTAATGAATCAGGGAGTCCCCAAAATATTTTTGCTGATACACCCTCCGGCAAATGGTGGGTGCGGTCAAGAACTCTGCGTCCGATCCAACCCTCCCCTCGTAATCGAAGTCGGCAAAGGAGGACAGCTGGGAATCATCCAGAAAAACGTCATCGGCCCCACCCGGGGCCACCGCTTCGACCGGGCCCTCACACAAACCCAAACAGAGCTTCACCCGTTCCCTCTCGCCCAGAGCTGGGCAGTAGAGAAACTGATTGATGATTGTCCCCCCCAGACGTTGAATCCCGTAGAGCACCGGAATGGGGTTCCCGTCATAAGTAAGGTTCTCCCTGATGTTGAAACCAAAAGCCTGGGAGAGGGTTCCCGACGAATCAGACAGATGGGGGTCCACCTGATTCTTCAACGAGTTTAGTTGATTGCTCAACGTGGAGTATTGATATATGGACCATCCGATAGACAAAACTGCAATGATAGCCCCGATGACCCCGATGATCACCCCAGCCTCGTCAATAGAAGGGGTGATGAGAACGAAGTCTCCATCCTCCAAAACAAAGGAATCAAGACCAACCACTGGATGAGAATTTACAGCCACCTTCAATTTCAGTCCGGAAAACTCCGGGCACACCTTCTGAATCATTTGTAGCAGATCAATCGGACCCGGGGCCTCAAAGACCCCCCGGGTGGCGGTGTGAGGGTCCAGGATGTTTTTCATCACCGTGAAACGAACCTTCACTTTTCTTCCCTCCTCCAAAAACCAAGGATTCTATTCTCCATGAATCGAGAATGAAACTTTGCGATCTTCGCTCCACGCCGGTTCATGTGAGTGTAGGTTCCATCCTCGTCAATTATAATTCCAATGTGCCGTACCACTCCCCTGGGGGAATCCCCCTTAAAAGCTATTATATCCCCCACCCGGGGGGATTCCCTATCTGAAAGTTTACGAAACCCGAAGTAAGCTTCCCCGGACTTCCTGATCCAGTCCTCTTGAGGGACAACACTGTTGAGGTCTTCGTAAGCATCCAGAAGTTCCTGTTTGGAGAGATCCATCAACATCTCATCCATCGAAGGAAAAGGGACACCAAGGATTTCACTCACCCGGCATACATACATCACGCAATTGAACTCATCCGGGATGTAGGGGTGGGACATCACCTCCACCAATTTCCTGTTCTGCTCCGCGGTCAACATATCTCCAACCACCTAAGCAATCGAAGAGGAACAAACGCTGCTACTGACAATCAAAGAGGAACAGCTACTTGTGCTGGTAGAAGAAGTGCTGGTAGAAGATTTCGAAACACTCCGGCTGCTGGAACTGATACTACTGCTGCTACAAGAGTCGGAACTTGAAGAGCAAGAACTCCCACTGGTGCTGGAACTCATGCAGGAACTACTGCAGGAACAGCAGCTGTAGGAACTCGGAGAACTGCTGGAGGAACTTTTCGAATCCCCACTCACCGCCGACAAAGAACTGGAACAGATGGAGTCAGACCACGACGAAACACAAGAACTTGAACTCTTGCTTTCTTTGCTGGTGCTGGAACTGATACTGCTGCTGGAAACAGACTCCGAGGTGGAGGATGCCGACAGAGACGAACTACTGAGACAGGAAATAGAGCTACTGAAACAGCACGAAAAACTGGAGGAAGAAGATTCGGAAATAGGATGATTGGCCGCGTCGTAGGAACTGGAACAGCTACACGAGCAAATACTAGAAGCGGAAAAGACACTCAACGAACTGCTTTGAGAAACGGAGACGGAAGAGACAGAAGAAGCTATAACAAGATCATTAGCGTATCCGGTTCCGGCCTGCTGGGTGTTTTCAAAATACCCGTTGGGAATCCCAGGAAATCCTCCGAAGCTGTGGGCCCGATCCCTCCTATCCGTGGCGGTGACCCAATACATACAATCAGACAGGGTATGATTGCAGGTCTGGGATCCGGAGGGACTGGCGGCACACCCATCCTCCCCGAAACGGAACCGACAAATCTTCCTACTGAAACGATTCCTTGGGAATCGTTCCAGGAAAGGGTTCTTCATACCAAGAGAAAAAGACACCGCATCGATATCGATACTGCACTCCAATACATAATAGGTCTGATCCAAGGCCGGGGCCTGCCCAAGGTCGCCGGCATAGATCATCATGATCCTCATCTGCTTCCCAATGAGCCCCCCGGATTGATTGGCGTATGCCTCGATGAAACGGCTTACGTTACTAACAGAAATAGCCATGACGGGAACTTCAGTTCGACTATCCTGAATCGGTTGGATCTCAAAGGGGAAGGCATAGAAATGCTTTCCCAGATAGGTGTAGTAAATGGAAGCGGTGTTTCTGGCAAGACGGATCCGGGCTTCCCCGGTTTCCATCGTTCCATTCACCTTCGCGAGCCCGGAAGGAGACCCATTGTCAGAAAGATTCTGGTTGTCCGAAAAGGTTCCCGATCTTCCGTAGACCACCAGGATCCCGGTGGTGTCACTGAGTTGAATATCAAACTTGATGGAAGCGGTTCCGGTAGGGGTGGACGCCGTGGCCCCCTCATGAAAGTGTCTGGTCAGCCCATCATAAGGGATGGTCTCCCAATCATCGTTTATGATCTCCAAGAGAACCAACCAAGGATAGGTATCACACAAACGATTCTTCGCAGTGATCAACGCGCCGGGTAGGGTCTTCATCCTTCATGCTCCACTTGAACAAGGGCTTGAAAACAGGTGATGGATAGTCCACCGAAATACTCCATCTGAATAAGAGCTTGGGTACAAGCTATGTATCCAGTGGCTGGAAATATGGACCCGCAAACCACCAACGCAGAAAACCGGACAACAGAATCATTCCCCGAATTCTGAATCCCAAACTTGGTCACCACCCCGGTGCCATCATAGGAGTCCGGACCGGAGAGAACAAATCGAATAGAAGAAAGCACCCCACTCGCCGTGCTGGAGAGGAGAGCATTGACCAGGGCCAGTTGTTCGGTGTTCCCCATGTCAATAAATCCATTGATCACAAACTCCTGGGATCTCTTGCCAAGGAGATACCGCTTCCACTCATTCCCGACCCGAGTGTTTTCAATAGCCTCCTTTGAGATGGAGTATTGCCAATCGGTCACCTGACCTACCGACACCCCACCAATCTGGATTAGACCATCTTTCCCCTTGATAAAAGACATGTCATCAACCTTTTGACTTGAGTCCGATGCGAACCGCACCCATATTGGTCGAATACCAAGAACCCCCTCCCATAGCGGTTGGTCTAGACGGCCAAATATGACACACCGTTTTCATCGAAGAAGGAACGGTCTTGTTCACCCCACTCATCCCGTAGCCAGTGGTGTTCCGGAGAAATGGTTCAACCGAACTACAAGACGGAGATCCATACTTGATGACCCTGTATTGAGCCTGCAGATTCTTCACCGGATTGATTGTGGAAAGCGGATTATCCAATCCGAGATCAAACTCTACATTCACCCCAGAGGTGTACAGATAATCAGTATCATCTGCTGGGGCCTCGTTCACATGGAGGTAAACCGCCTGGGCAGAGTTACTCAATCCCCATGCGTTGACCGAATTTGCATTGGGGTACAGGGCAGAGACGTATGAAGTTCCAATAACCATTGAAGCGGTGGAGTTGGTGTCATCCACCACGATGTCATCGATGGCTGCTGTATCCGTTGAACCTGTTCCACTCAAACCAAATTGGAGGGTCTGGATTGACGGAATCCCGGAAGAGGCTCCATTGATGTCGGCGGTCCCTCCCAATACCTGGGTTCCGTCCCGGTACACCTTATAAGTCCCTGTTCCGGAACCATACGAATTGATTGCGACCGCCACCTCGATACAAGCCCACGTATTTTTCGGGATGAGGGAACTGGACAACTCCACCAGGGTCGGGGTCGATACTTCCCCCTTCCAAATTGCCAGGTAATTGTTTACCAACCCCACGGTAGTCATGGTCAAACCAGAACCATTGATGAACTTCAACAACGCATCACTACCGGTGGTTCCAGATGTACTTGTCTGATACCGGAATTTCACGTGGAGGATATTGAGTATCCCAACAAAGTCCGGATAGATATCCAAGTCCAGGTAGGAACCAGGGTACCGCATGAAAGCCACGTAACTACCCCTGGCGGGGGCGGAGAAGGTTTCTCCAGATTTCCAGGCAGTACCCGCTTGAGTGGCGGAGTAAACCGCTACGGCTCCACTGCTATATGGGGTGGCGGTGTACTGACTCATGAAATCCCCACCCTCAAACCCGTCTATGAAAACCCGAGCCATCTTTTTACTCCTCTCGAAGGGTCATTGAAACTTTCCAGTATTTCATTGATCCCGATGTCGTATGCCCGGTGGTAAGAAACTCGAAATTCACCGAATCATCAACAAGACGAACCGTGCAACTATCCCCTTCCGGGGAAGTCCAGGAGAAGGAGTATCCCCCCCACTCCACATCTGAGCCTTCAAAGAAGGCCACCAGGGAGGCTTTTTGTGTGTTGTCAAGAAGGTATACCACCTTCCACTCTCGCCTGGTTCTGGTGAATTTTGGCCGGGTGAGTTCCCAGCCGGAATCAAAGGTTGATCGGTGGACCGTTCGAACATAGCTTACCGAATATGACTCGTCGGGATCCGGGAGAGAGGTTGGCCACGCCATTATCCAAGTCCTCCAACACCAATGCCCCTGCGAAAGTTTTTCCTGAAATCAGGAGACGAATACAAACTCTCCAACACAACATCCTGAATCTGCCTCCGACCATCCCTCCTGGAGGATACCTGACGAGCCTTCACATCTTCCCCGGATTGATTGATGAGATTGATGGTAACCTCCGCTGATTCCGAAGAACTTCCCCCACCGGTTCCTCCACCAAAGGCAGAAACGGTGGAGGCTCCTCCCAAGGTCCGGGTGAGCCCGGCATCAAGCATCGAACTTATTTGCGTGTATCCCCCCAAGCCGGTGCTGGTCATGATCGGGCCATTGTTGATTGGAACCGGATTGAGATTGGTTCCGTACCCGGAACTTACCCCGCCGGTACCTCCTCCCCCAGCCGCCCCAGAACCGGAACTGGCCAAGGAGGAAATCCCCTTGATCATCTGAATGATCAACCACTCGATCAGAAGTTGGGTAATGGTATCCATGATGGTTCGGATCACGTTTGCCCCCATCTCGGCAAAGGCTTGATCCATATCCTTGGTACCCATGATTATGTCGGTCATGGCTCCACCCAAGGAAGAGGAAAAGGTGGAGGCCAGACTTTGAACTCCCTGGGAGGTGGCTCCCGCAAAGTCGGAATAATTGTTCTCCACTTCTTTGAACCCAAGCTTCAGTCCATCCCAATGGGACTTTGCCCCGGCCCGCATCTGTTGAAGGTTGGCCGCATTGATATCCTTCTCCGAAGCCCCCAGGCTCTTTAGCCTCTCCAAATACCACTCGAAGTATTCCTCGTTGATTTCCTTCCTCCCAAGGTTCCTTTCAATCTCATCCTCAAGAGCCTTGTCTTCTTGCTCTCTCCTGTAGTCATAATAGAGTTGATCCACCCCCTTCATATCCTCCAGCATGGAGGAGTACCGATCCAGCCGGTCATCAATCATCTGGAGTTCGTCACCATGAGCTAGTTCTCGCGCCGCTTTAAGCTCATCAATCTTCTTCCTCACCTCGGTGTTGAACTTGTCAAGCTCGGCAAGCTTGGACTTGTGATTGTTCTCGATCTCTAACCTCTCGGCCTCCAACTCTCTTGAGAACTGCTCCGTCCCGGTCCCGGCGAACAACCGGACACCACCACCCCCACCGGCGTTTAGGAAGCCCTCCATGGCATCGGAATAAAACTTCTCGAACGTCCTCAAAGACTCCTTCTGCTCTTCCAAACCATCCTCGAAAATTTTCGCCCTGGCGGTGGAGTAGGCCTCTTCGATCTCCGCCGTACTCTTTCCCACCTTCTCATAGGAAGCAATGGCCTCCAGTCTAAACGCATCAAGGTCGAGCAGTCGTTTTTCCAACTCCCCAGCAGAAAGGGAAAGCACCTCCCGACGCATCTGCTTGAACTTTGCCAAGTCCTCGTCGGTGTAGAACAGGGAACTCCCACCAGTAGCGGTTGTGTCTTTCTTTGGGCTCAGGTCTGGAAGGGGGACATCGTCAAGCGCCCCCTGCAGGTCGTTTTTATTGTAGAGCCAACTCCAGCCAAACTCTTCAGCTATCCCTCGTCTGGTCTGTGTCCAGCGCTCTACAAAAGCATCTCCTACCTTCTTCGCCAGGGAGAAACCGATACCAGCCGCCCCCTTGAAAGCCCCCTTGAACAATTCAATCGGACCAAATATCCCGGAGGTTCTCTGCCCGAGAATCTCATCCGGGGCGAGTCCACCCATGGTTCTCAGCTTCTCGATGACGGAAAGAATGGTTGACACTTCACGAGCCAGAGCAGCCGCCTTCTTTCCGCCCCGTTCCATCCAATCTACGAAATTGTCAATCCACTCTTCGAGAGTCCCATCCGCCCGCAAACGAATGAGGGCCTCTGTGATATCATTAGCGGCATCCTCGATCACCGGACTGATGCGTTTACCAAATTCCTCCCGGACCCCAATGAGTCCATACCTCAATAAAGCAAGGGCATCCAAAGCATTAGCGGCCCCATCGGCCACATCCTGATCCATTGAAAACCCGAGGGCCCTGGCTAGATTTCTTTGTTTCTCAATCTCATCGGAACCCTGACGGATGATCTGCATCATCTCAACGCCGCTTCTACCGAACAACCGATAAGCCATTGATGATTTGTCGGTTTCATTCTTTAGGTTGTTGATCCCCTCCACGAGCTTCGGGAACAACGACTCTGCATCCTTGAACTTTCCATTGAGAATATCCTGCTCCACCCCAAGCTTTCGGAAGGCATCCTTCCCCTCACCCGTTCCAAACTGCGCGAACTCCCCCATACGAATCTTGAGAATTTGGATTGATTGGTAAAGACTTTGTGCTGACATTCCACCAAGGTCGGCTACAACAGCCATCTCACTCAAGAAATTGGTGGTCTCATTCAATCGGGTGCTCAATTTCTGGAAGCGATCAGCCTCATCAAGAAACGCCCCGATCTGTTTCTTCACTTGATAAATACTCAGGGCCGCGGTACCAAAAGCGAGAAGTGGACCAACAGCCGCCTTCAACACCGCCATCCACTTCCCGGTGAAGACGGAGGCCTGCTCGGCACTATTCTTGACCTTCTGGAACCCGTGATCCAGCCTCTCCAGGATAACAGACCCATCATCCTTGATCACAAACCTGACCTTGAGTTCCTTTTCATCAGCCATCGTCCACCACTCCCTCTTCTTCTTTCTCTACCTCTACCTCTACCAAGGATAGATTCATGGCGATGTCCACCCACGCCCCGGCAACCCCAGGATATCTCCTGGCGATCTTCCTCACATTCTCCACGGAGTATGGGATGGGAACATCCTCTTCGTCCATGATTCCATACCAATCGCAGACAAGCCCACAAAGCACCTGATATAGAAGATCCCCCTCTCCATCATCATCCACCTCATCGATGGAGATTGTACCCCCATTACTCACCGCCAGGCAGGCTTTCTCCACCACTTCAGTGGTCAGAGGTTGAATGAAAAATCGACAATCAAGACGAATCTCCTTCCCCAAAGATCCGAACTCACTTGAATCGAATTCGTCACGATCCATCGACACCCAAACCGGTTTACTCATCCCTATCTCCCGATGGTCTTCCGACCAGTAGAAGACCCAGACATGGAACCGGACGAATCATTCTTGGCCCCTCTAAACGCAATCAAATAACTCATGATCAGTTCGAACATCACCGGACGATCTTCTTCTTTCACTCCGTGGATTCGCATCATGACCTCAATCCCCCCAGCATCCAGCCCCCCACCATACTGAAACCCACAACACAAAGCCTTCCGACACAAAGCGTAGATATCAAGATACTCAATCTTTGGTTTCTTACATTTGTCGCAGGGAGTCGGTTTTCCGTTCTTGGTGTAGAGTCGGTAACACTCATAACACTTCAGCTTTCCGGAGTCCCCTTCCCATCCTGCGACCTCAACAAGTTTTTTATGATCTGAACCTTCTCCACCATCATGGTGTTCACGACGAACAGAATCTCCTTGCGGATCCCATGCTCATACTTGAAGATGTGTTCCTTGTTCTCATCGTTGAATTCCAGGGGGGATCCGTCGTCCTCTTGAAGACCCTCCCATCCGACAAGACAATACATGAACATGGCCTTCTGTAGCTGGGGAGAATTGATGATTGAAACGTCCGATTTTATCTCGTCATATGGATAAGGAACCACAAAGAACTTCGCATCACCAATCTCCAAGGATCGCCTTCCGATCTTCTTGCTGATTTGCATACTCCCTCCTCGTGATTGTTATTGTGGGGGAGGGTGGGGTTCCCACCCTCCCCTCACTCCTTACGTTGACGGCTTGTAATACATCCGATCATGTCCGGTCATGGTGATGGAAACCTTCACGACATCATCATTTCCGGGGTTGTTGATGGCGATGGCGGTAATCACGGCAGAACCATAGAAGTACCCATCAACTGTCCCATCCGCCGCCTCAAACCGCACCTGGGTCACATAACCATCGGAGGTCGCGTCAATCACCTCGTCGATCATGGACTTCTGTCCGTTGGTATCATCCATCGCAATGAACCCGTTCACTGTAGCGTTCCATCCACGCGACCCCTGAACGGTCTGTTTCCACTCATTCCCAATCACGGTGGTATCGATGGCGGTGCCCTCGATATTCAGGGTCCAGTCGGTCAACTGAGCCACCGCATTGGCAGACACACTCACAATTCCATCCTTGCCTCGAAAGAAAGCCATTTCTCTTTACCTCCCTACCGACAAACTATGTTTGTTCGACGTTGTACTTCATCCGCAGGATAATGAACACCACCCCGACGGAATCCAACGAGGAGACATCAGCGGAAAGATTCATCCCATACACCAAACCACCGATGGTGGGATCCTCCCGCAAAGATGTCTCCATGTCGTTGTAGAGCTTGAGAGCCTCCCCGAAGGCATCGTCCTCATCCCGCACAAATCCGAACAACTCAATCATCACAGGGATATCCCAGGAAGGGGAACCAATTGTCATCTGATTCGGAGAAATTGACACCGACCCTATGGTGATCAGCGGGAACCGTTTCACCTCTTCAACATTCACAAATCCGGTGACGACCTGATCCCTGGTCAATCTGTGATTGTAGGATGTGGACACCCCGTCAATGCCGTTCCGGAACTGGTCTCTCAGCCCGGTCATGATAGAATACCCTTCGTTCATCCGCCTGCCCCCTTTGCCGCCTTGATATCCATTCCGGCTCTCGCGAGGACTTCCAGGATTTTCGGCCTGCTTTCCTCAAGGCTCGGAATTAGCCAAGGCTTTGGCTTCATCACCACCTTCTTTGCGAAGATCATTGGACCCCGGTCCTTCCCGTGTGCCCCCACGGTTCTGACCCCACCAACAGATGAAGCCCTAAACCTCATGAACTTTTTTTCCTTTGGAAACACGTGGTGCAGTGGAGGAGCCCCGCCCCCAAATTCAAGGAACCTCCCATAGAACACGTTGGTCCCCACCGTGATGGTGAAGGTCTTTCCACTCACCACGGTTTTCGAATGCCGAATAGAAGACCGCAACCTTCCAGTTCTTACATGAATCGGATTCCCGGCCGTGAGTCTTTCTTGAGCCCTGGCGATCAACACCTGTGCGGCATCCTCCAGGGCCCGGACGGTATTCTCCTGTCGCTTCCTCCGATCCAGTTTGAACTCTTGAATGAATTTGGAAAGTAGCTTGGTCTCGAAACTCACCACTTCATCCTTTCTTTCTCGATCAGGAGAGCGAAATCCGGAAGCATATTACTCTCCAAAAACTTGTAGGAGGTGGTCCCTGCCCCGGCTGGTAGAGAAACGGAAGCCACATCCCACTTCTGATCCTTCGCCTGTCTGAACCAATGAGCCCCCTGACGAACCAAGATGCGTTTCATTCCGGCCGGAAGGGTGGCGTATCCGGCTGTGTAACAGACCTTGATACTCTGCTTCCCTTCAAAGAAATAACCTCCGCTATAATATACAATCCCCCGGGTGTAATCCACCCGATAGTCGGTGGCAGGAACGAGATCACTGGTCGCCCACACCCAATCTGGATCATCCCAAATTTGAACTGCCGGCGAGGTGGCCACGGGCCAATTCCGAAGGAAAATCCGATCACAATATTCTGAACTGTTGTAATACTCGGTGAGAGCGGTCTGAGTCAAAGTTCTCTGGGTGAAGCTCTCAAAAAGGCCCAGCACCCCATCCGCCATGACCCGGAGAAGTTCGTCGTTACTTTCTTCCTTCTCCCCTATCTCAATCCGGAGGTCTTCCAAATTAATCAGAGCCATGTTGTCCCCTTCTCTTTTTCACTTCCCTTTTCAATATATCATACAATAGCCTAGCCGATTTCTCCCAAGTAAATCTGTCCGAGATTCTCTGGCTAGCCCGGAACCCCATCTCCACGGCCTCCTCCCAATGCTGTGGAACGTACAGCATAGCATCACAGAGGGCCTTCATATCCGGGATCCCTCCTCGCGTCCACCACTTCCTGTTCCCCAATCCAGGGAAGGAGAACTCTATGTCGGCGTTCATATAGTCCACGGCGAATCCGACCGAAGGATCGAAGAATTCGGTCACTCCACTGTACAGCGGAGAGATGCACGGGAGCCCGGTCCGCATGGCCTCGGCCAGGGTCAGCCCGAACCCCTCCCCCCGGGTGGGGAAGAGGAAGCAGTGAGCCGAGTGATATATCTTCACCAACTCCTCTAGAGGAACATTTCTCCCATCGATGATCACATTCCCGATGGTGACCACCGAGTCCCCGATGTCCTTCAGTCCGGTGGTCTTGAGGTAGAGTTCCACGGATGGATTGTCTTTGAAGAGCCTCTTCCAGGCAAAGTCAATCTCCTCCCACCCCTTCCGATTGTTGGGGGCCCCCACCGCCAAGAACCGGAACCGCTCCCCCTTCTTCGGCAAGGATCTCTCCACGTAAGAAAACTCCGGACGGACCCCATGAGGAACCACGAAGATCGGCCTGGTGACCCCACACTGAATGAAATTCTTCTTCACCCAGAAAGACGGAACAATGAGAAAGTCCGCCTGCAAAAGATTCTTCTGGTAGAACTCCGGAATCACCTCCCCCTCGAACATGGTGAAGAGCCAATTCACTTTTCCTTCAACCGGCCGGAAAGATTCAGGGCTGGTAATTTGAAGGGTATCCTCTGCTTCTTCCGAAAACTCCACCAGCTTCCCGACCTGTTCCTTCAAATTCGTGTTGTGGGTGTAGTACCCATAGGCATTGGCCAGTCCGATGGTGATCAGGGCCTCATGAGTTCTCCAATCCAGTTTCATCTCCTCCTCCTCTGCTTAAACTCGTGGAACATGACATCTACCATGGTCTGGGCGGATCGTTCCCACGTGAAGTTCAACATCCTGGCATAGGCCTTCTGTCCTCTGTTCAGGGCCCGCTTGTACGATCCGCGATCCCGACATATTTCATACATCCTCTTGATCATCTCCTCCATGTTCGGGAAGGCCACCCTCGTGAGGTGCTCCCCGAGATCCGGCCGGCCGACGAAACTCACGGATGATTGCTGGATCGTATATGGTATCTCATAACCCACGTCCTCGTCGAAGAAGTCGGTCACCCCGCTGTAGCTAGTGGACACACACGGGAGCCCGGTTCGCATAGCCTCCGCCAGGGTGAGACCGAATCCCTCCCCCCTCGTAGGAAAAAGAAAACAATGCGCCGAGTGATACAGCTGGAGGAGTTCCTTCCGTGGAAGGTTCCTCCCATCGACCACCACGTTCTTGTTCACCTGGACCCCGTCCCCTCCTGGGTTCGGGATGTTCGTGGTCTTGAGGTAGAGTTCCAGATGAGGCATCTTCTCTAGCCCGGCATTCTTCCAGGCGTAGATCAACTCCTGCCACCCCTTGCGGGGGTTCGGGGCCCCCACCCAGAGGAATCGGAAGCGTCTCTTCGGGAGGGGCCACTCCCGTTTCTTGTACGAGAAGAAAGGCTCCACCCCGTGGTTCACCACGAATATCTTATCCCTGGGATAGATCCTGGAGAAGAGATTGCGGACCCAGTTGGAAGGGGTCAGGAGGTAATCAGCGTTGACCAAATATTTTGTGTAGGGTTCCGGGATGTCCTCCCCCTCAAACATGGTGAAGAGCCAGTTCACTTTTCCCAACTTCGGCTTGTACCCTTCCGGTGGGAGAATCACCAGGGAGTCCTCCGCCGAAGGGTCAATCTTCACCAGCCGTTCACAATAACGTCTCAGCGTCCGGTTGTGGACGGTGTATCCATAGTTGTTCCCGGACCCGTCCCCCATCCCTTCGTTACACCAATCAATCTTGAACTCTTCCAAGGTCATCGAGCGATCCTCTCGTACAGAGCCTCGTATTTCTCGGTCATCTTCTCTACGGTGAAGTTCTCCAGGAGTTTCTTTCTATTCCTTTCACCTCTCCTCTGCCGCTCCTCCGGATTTTCCATGAGGAAGACCAAGTGCTCCCGGGCCGCAGCGATATCACGAAGGGGAATGGTATCGTGTTCCAAATATTCCGGGATCCCTCCGACGTGGAAAGCCAGGATGGGTTTTCCAAACTGGGAGGCCTCCTGAATCCCCAACCCGTTCGGTTCCTCCCACACACTTGGAATCACCATCACGGAGCAGGTACGATAATAATTCATGGCCTGTGCATATGGGATCCTTCCGGTTTGCTGAACCCCCTCAAGATGAATCTCCCCAGAACCACCGACCATCACCACATTATAGGGGAGCCCCTTCACCATCTCCCCGAATTGACGAACCCCCTTCACCTGGTCTGGCCTTGATCCCATCCCGAGGATAAACCCCCCGTCCTCGCTTCTCCCATCTTCTTGTAGGCGGATCCCATTGTGAATCCATTCCACATCTTCATACCCGTATTGCATGAGCTTCCTGGCGACGTACTCACTCACCGCAACCTTCGTGATCCCCTCCATAGCCTGAATCGCCGCAGACGGGAAGGGCATCTTGGCAAGATAATCCGGGCAACCTATACAGGAAACCGGCTTCCCCCGACCATGATCGCAGATCCGATCCTCCTTGAAAAAGAAGTGATGCCGACTCGGACAGATGGGCCAGTAGTCATGAATCGTCTGGACCCCGGGTCTCCTCTTCATCTCCCGGAGGGCCACAGGACCAAGGTAGGCAAAATTGTGTTGATGGATCACATCCGGACGGAACTCCCGGAGGTAGGACTCAAAAGACCGGCCCTTCAACTCCTGGGAGGTGAGACCGAGCACTTTGTGCCCGCGCTCAAGAAGTCCCTCAATCAGCCAGCGGAAAACCATCTCTCCACCAGAGAACTCCCAGAAGTCGTTCAGCATCATAATCTTCATAGCTTTCCGGCCTCCGTCCAAGCGGAGATCCCCCAGCACTTCCTCTCCTCCGGATCACAGTTGAGGGTACATCCGTCGTAATTTCCGTCGTACATGATCTCGTCCCGGAGAAGGTTCCCCATGAAAAACTCGTCCATCCGCTCGCTTCTGACGGCTGTAAGACACCGGTATACATTCCCGTCCGGATTCACCACCACGTGAGTGCTTCCACCAGTGCAGAAGGTAATCCTTCCCTTGGCATGGGGGAGGTTTGCTTCCCTGGGGTTCTGATACGGAACCACTATGACGGTTATTCCGAGTCCGCGGAGAGCCGAAACCCAATCCGAATAATCCACGAACGGATTCTCCACGATGGTGACGGTGGCTCTTGGGAAAGCCGAACGAACCAGAAAGAACCTTCTGACAAAAGAATTGAAATCGTTTGTGTGATGACAAGAACAACTCACGCAGACAAACCTAGGATGAGTGATCTGTCGGATCACCTCCACATTGAGATCATGCGAGAGGTTCGTTGTCAAGGCAAAGGCCCGACCAGGATCTAGCGTGTTCACAATCTTCACGAATCCGGGGACGTGTGTTGGTTCCCCTCCGCAAAAGTCAATCGTTCCACCAGGAGGGAGCTTCGCCAGGGCGACAATCCACTCATCGGTCGTGAGGGAGGGTTCCCTTTGTTTCTTCCCGACTCCGTGTTTCCCGGTGATCCAGCAATAGGAGCAATTGTCAAGAGAACACTCCCACGATATGTTCACCAGCGTTTTCATCCCTCCTCCTTCACAGCAAGTTTGTCGGAGAAATGATCGACAAGAAACTTCGGTTGTGTGATCGCGGCGAAATAGGGGTTCTTTTCCTTCGCAATCACATCCCAAGCATTTCCTATCTGCCTCGCAACACGAGACACACTTTCATCACGCATTGAGCAACCTCCTTCTCCATTCAACCATCTCCTGGGCGGACATCCACGGGGTGTTCATCACCGGACGATCAGCCAGGAAATCCCGCACGTCCTCGCTGAAGATCCACCCCTCCCTCTTCGCTATCTCGTACGTCTTGGATCCGGACCACGGGGTGCAGATCGTAACCTGTCGAAACCGAATCCAGGTATTCAACTCGCGGAGGAGATCCTCGGTCATGCTCGCATCTTCCGGAGTTTCCTCCAGGTTCCCTACCATCCAGAACGTCCACGGATCCATCCCGGCTTCGGCCACGAGACGTACGGTATGTCGGATGTCCTCCACGGTGGTCCCCTTGTGATTGGCCTGAAGAACCTTCGGGCTCCCACTCTCACATCCGAGCATCACGCTCCTGAACCCAGCCTCCGCCATCTTCTCCAGGATCTCCCTGCGAACCAATCTCTCGTTGCACCTCCCCTGGGTCTTGAGATTCAGCCCGAGCTTGGCCTCGATGATTCGATCCAGCACCCCGTCCAGCCATTGGTTCTGTTTCTCCGAAAGCCCGAACATCTCATCATCGTATACGAACACCGTCCGAATCCCCCAATGGTCGCGGAGATGACGGAGTTCATCCACGATGGATTGCGCCGGCCGGAACTTCGTCGGACGATTCCCGAAGACTGCGTGACTACAGAAGGAACACCCGTGGGGACACCCCCTCTGCCATTGAACGGCGGTCTCTGGAAGATCATACCTGGGGGCGTTCCCGGCGTAGGAGAGGGAGTTGATCTTCGGATTCAGAAGATCCCACGCCGGGCGTGGGAGCCCCCCGAGATCCAGGGGGTCGCGATTCTCCACCACCCCCTTCGGAAGCCGATGGAGAAGATCAAGGATCACCGGCTCCCCCTCCCCAACCACGGCTACGTGGGCACTGGTGGCTTCCAAAGCGGCCTCTTTGTGAGCGGTCACGTGGGGCCCGCCGATCATCACGTAGGTCTTCGGGAGGGTCTTCCTGATCTCCCGGGTGAGCCGCTGCATCGACGGGAACCCGAGAGTGGTCGCTGTGATTCCCACCGCATACGGCTGAATCTGCTTCAGACGATCAAGCACCTCTTGATAGTTCCACCGGAGGGCTTCGCAATCGAAGACCCGGGTGTGGTATTCCGACCTGACCGTGGCAGCGAGATAGAGCGTTCCGAGGTTGGGATTGAAATTGAGATGGACCCCGGCGTATGGCCACACCGGGGGATTGAGAAAGACTACCTGCTTCGTTCCTCCTCTTCGGTTTGACATTGTCTCCTCCTCTGAATCATTTTCACAACTCCCCGGACAGGAGTGAATGGAGCCTGGTGGTGTCCAGTTTCGGATTCTCCTCTCCGACATTGACAACAACGAACCCCCTCTCCTTCCGCTTGACCGCGGCGGAGAAGGCCCGAATCGCAAGAGCTTGGGACACCCACCACCCATGGTGGAATCCCTGCTCCCGTGCTCCTGTGTCATGAGGTTCAATACAGTTGATCCGCAAGGAGGTGATGATGAGGTTCTGGTTCATACAATTCCAAACATGGAGGAACTCCTCCACCACCACCTTACTCGCTCCATAGGCGTCGATCACATCCCAGTCGATTTCGGAGAGGTCTTCCGTGATGGGCAGGGACCGAACCCATCCATCCATTCTCTCAGGCCCGTACCCGTAAATAGCCCCGGAGGAGGCGAACACAAACCGCTCAATCCCGCGACTACTCAAATGCTTCACCGCTCGGAAGTTGCCGAGAATGTTCAGTTGGGTATACTTCGGTGGAGGGATCTCCGGTTTGAAGTGAGGAAGGGAAGTCAAGAGAATCACGGCATCACATCCAATCGCTTTCTGTTCGAGGTTAGTCAGATCAAAAAGATCGTTCCCCTCCTCGATGTCGTACCGGATCACCTCCAAATCAGATAGACCTGGACAGAGCCAGGAACCGAAGAATCCGGAGGATCCCACAATCAAGACCCTTCTGATCGGTTTCTGCCGAGGTTCCTCCGCGGTCCTCCGAGTGGTCGGTCTTCCCCTCTCCTTCATTTGTTTACCACCTCCCCCTCTTTCTCCATGTTTCTTTCCACGAAAGCCGGGAGGATCCTGAAAGAATCCTTTCCACACTTTGAACATCGAACCGGCTTCCCCACACAAAAAAGAACCTTCCTCCCACATCCCGTACACTCATATACGGAATGAGACCTGGAGGAAGCCTTTCCCACCATCCTAACCACTTCGGCGGTTCTCATTCGTTCTGTATCTCCAAGGAAAAAAGTTGCCGGGGCCTGGGAGGGATCTCAGAACCGAGGAGGAGGAGGAAGCTCCAAGATCCCCGGCCAAGGCCCCAGGCCCCGGCAAGCTAGAGTTTACGAACCAGCAGTCACCAGCCGGCAGAAGCCCTTCGCCAGGGCGATCTTCAGAGCCCACCTCTGGTACAGCTTGAAGCGGGTCCGGTTGGTGGTCCACAGCCCATAGGGGTCAACCTGCAAGGTGGTGGCATCGAGCCTCCGACCCACGGCGAGGTAGCGCAGGTTCCCGAAAGCGACGAAACCGGTGCTCACCGCAGAGGTACCAACCGCTTTGATCACCTCGGTGTACGGGTACCCCCAGATGGTCCCACTCATCGGAGCGCCGACCGTCTCCAGGAAGATCGGACGGTTGTTGGTGTCCTTGAGACTCCGGATGTAGTGGAGAATCGCCCCGTTCATCCAGAACCGGGCTCCCACCTTCTTCAGACCGTCGAGCTTCGAAACCATCTCGGAGAGGTGGTCCGCCGTGATCGCGGAGAAGTTGGTGGAACCGGAGGCCATCACCACGGAATACCCAGCAGCGGCCGACAGGATACCGGAGCAGGAACCGTAGGTGGAGCTTCCATCACCGTTGAAAGCCGCGTTGTCAAGCTCCAGAGCGGCAGCTTCCGCCATCATCTCGGTGAGCCAGGTAACGATGTCCGAACGAGAATCAGCCAGGGTCATGTTCCGGATCGCTGCGTAGGCACTCAGTTCCTGTGCGGTCAGCTCGACCTCCGCCACCACCGGAGTATCCTCGCTGGTGGTGTTGGACCACTTGTCAGCAAACGAACTGTTGGTGCTCTCCGCCGGGAAGCTCATCTTCTCGGAGGTCATGTCCCAAATCCGGCCGTACTGCAGCACCGCCGACATCTCGCGGGCAAATGCCAGGATCTCGCTGTCCACAACATCGGGAACCGGAAAGACGTTTCCGTTGTCGCCGAGGTCGGTGGAACCCTTCACCGAGTAGCGATCCAGGAGAAGCCGACGAGCCCGCTCATCCTGACCCAACCCCGCCTTCATGAACAGAACGAAGTACTTCGCCATCTCCAGGCGGGTCTCCTCGTTGATGGAGTACCTGGGGGCGATCCGGTTCACGAGACCCTTGCCCTGGCGCGCCAGGTTGTAAGGGGCGTATTCGGAGGTGTCTTCGTCCTCCTTCTTCTCCTGACGACCCATCACGAAACCCTTTGCGGCCTGTTCCTGAAAGGTACGAATCGCCGCCTCGTGATGATTCACTTTCTCCTTGATCTCGTTCAGGATGTTGCCAGAACGAGTCTGGGCGGAGGCGATATCCCGCATCACGCCCGTGAGTTCCGCCACCGGATCCTTCTCCTGAATCACCACCGCCGGAGCCTTCTGGGATTCGCAGAGGATCTCATTCCCATCCACATCAAAATACTTCCGCCCCACCTCGGGATTCTGCACGAGGACAAGACGCCCGTCCTCCAGTTTCTCAAAATACTTCTTCATTTCACTTTCTCCTTTTCTCTTTCTTCCCCTACTGGAACAGATCGGGGAAAGACGCTTTCAACTGCAACACTCCCTCGGAAATCCTTCGGCCCTCATCCTGGGAGAACCGCAGACTTGTAGATCGGCCGACGCTCCCATTCTTGGGAACAGCCTCCACAGCATAGTCTGTCGTCCTCGTGAGAAGGGCATCCCAATGCTTGGTCGAATCTTCGTCCAGGTCACCAGAATCCCTCTCCGCAGAATCAAGAACCTCCTGGATGTACGTGAGAGCGGTCTGGAGTTTCGACCTATTTGATCGATTCAAGACGGCTCCCACCTTGTCAACCGTCTCATCAGATTCGGCAGGGGGCACCACCTCATCCTCCAAGACGGGATGACCAACCAAGTTATTGAACTTCGATCCATCCCTCCTCACTGCTTTCACAAAGAGATCCACATCAGTGATGATCAGGGTGGAGTTGACAAATTCAAACCCCTCCTCAGTGAACTTGAACTTCAGATCCTTGTCGGGGACGATCTCCACGACGATCCCATCCTCTTCGAGGATCTCTTCCTTCTCTTCCTTCTCTTCAGCCGCGGGGCCCTGGAGATCGGCGGAGACGAAGTGCTGGCTCTTGGTTTCGTCGATGAATTCCACCTTTCCCTTTTCCTCGTTCAGCCAGGAGGAGAGATCGTTCGTGTTCTCAGGCTCCACCGGGGAACCCTTGCACAGAAGCCCCACAAAGTTCTTCTGGGATTCGGTGTCCATCTTCCGGAATCGTTCAAGCTGGAGAAGAGAATTTTGAAGAGCTTCCGGATTGGAGGGCACCGCCACTCCGGACAGCTCAAGGAGTTCCTGCTTCGTGTACATCCTGGAACGCATGAAGTCGGGAACCTCTTCTTTCTCCTCCACCGGGAGGAGATCCCACTCCTTCGGGATGAACCCAACCGACGAGGCATTGATAATCTTGTCATTGTACAGAGCAAGGATCATATCCGCGAAGGGATAGAGTCCCACCTCGGACGGGAACCGCAACGTGAACTCCATCCTGGAGGGATCCCGTTTCTTCACTATCTTGGTTGCCGCTGCGAGGGGAACACTGGAGTAGTCGTGCCCCCAGAGGAAGACGGGGTTCTTGAGATAGTTCTTGAGATCCCACCCGGACATCCGGATGATGTCCCCATCACGATCCCGGGCCTCGGTGGTTCCGACCATAGTGAGTTCCCGGGTCTTCAGGTTCACCCCCTTCACAATGGACGTATGTGCTGAAGCCCACACGTCACTACCATTCCTCTTGATTGGACTTCCATCACTTCCGAGAAGAGGGCGTGCCATCGTAGGCTCTCCTTTCTTCTTCCTCTGTCAGGGTCGGTCGTAGAAAAAACCCAAGCTCTCTAACAAACATAGCCAAGTCTCTCACAAAAGTCTTGGTTCCTGGTTCAACTTTATCATCAATCTCCGCTATAATGAAACCACTTTCTTCACCATCTTTTGCCGGGGGTGTATCCAACCTTCCGAGACGACGGACGAATCCCTGGGTGATCAACGTCTGGAAGCCGTCCTTCTCGAAGTCGTGGGCCCTTGGCTTCCATACCAGAGTGAGATCATCATCCTCCACATGGAGCTTTCCAATGGTTGATCCATCATCCAAACGAATGATGGTGAACTCCTTCCAATCGGCCCAATTCATTTTGTCCACTCCTCCACCGTGCGGTTTATGAAATCTACTCTCCAGTCAAAGTCCTCCATGATTTTCTGATTCTTGTACCCCTCTATCCTATAGAGGATCTGCCGTTGGTTTGAGACCAGACTCTGGAATCTCACTGGATAATTCATCCGAAGCTTGAACATCTCGGCGAAGTCTTCCAGTGGATCGGTTGCCCCATAGTCGGTGAAGGTCATGAGATCGTGCACTGCCTTCCGATACAAAGGAGTGCTGGTTTTATAACTCCAAGGATGGCTGCGGTTCTTCAATTTGAAGGCTTTCATATAGAAGGTTCTTTTCTCATCCCCCTCCTTGGAAAGAAGAGCCGATTGCTTCCCCATCTGAAAATGATGCCTCCAGTTCAAACCATGCCCGGCCTCATGAATCAGAGTGTTCATTAACCCAGAGGCACGCCCCTTATTAAAAGTTTTTTGCTGCCAATGGAGCATTGGACTAAGGTTAATTTTCCGGCAGTCTCTATTGCTGTTATTCATCCAGTACCACCCGGCAGGTGGTCTATTTGCATCGGGAAGATTAGGATCCCAATATCGCCACCAGTCCGCCCCACTGTAAGACTTATCAAAAAAGACGATCTGATCTACTCTGCTCTCCTTCTTCAATTTTCTGAGGAACTGCCTTTGTTCCGGAGTGCTTTCCCCCAATTGCCGCGCAATCTCTTTCACCTGCAAAAGATGGAAGGCCTCCACTTCCTGGGGGGTGCGCAATGAAACATTACCACCACCCCGGCTCCTACCATTTTGGACAGCATCCTCAACGAACCCCCGCGCATTATCCAATCCGGAAGAATCTGCAATGGACATCCCAAGACCTTCTTTCATGTAGGTGTCCATCTCGGAAATCACCGCCTTCACCGAGGAGGCTTTCTGCATTCTCTCTGATATCTGTTGCAGCCGTTCCGTGAGTTCCTTCGGCTCCACCCCGGTAGATGGAGCCATTGCTGGAGGCGGTGGGGCTGGTGGTTTCGGGGTTCCGGTTCCGGTCCCACCGCCTCCACCACCCCCGGTCCCACCCCGAACAGAAGTAAGATCCGGCTGTTCAATACATCTGCAGTTGATCGTCTCTGCCGGAAGCCCAGCACCATAATCTCCCGGGTATCGGACGGACCCACCACCAGGAAGGGCCCAGGCGTCTTTCATATCGACGCTCTCCCCATGCATCTTCGCGTGGGAATCCCTCACCCGTTCATCCAGTGCCGTGTACCATATCTTTTTTGTGAACCCACTCTGGGTGAGAACCTCGCTCCTACCCATATTCGAAGCACCCACCACTTCAGTTCTGGCAATGGTCTTCGCCCTGGTGGAAGCCATTGAATACACCGACCGAATACGTTCCGACAATTGGTCGATGCTCTCCCCGCTCTTCACCCCATCGGATAGCTGGGTGTGAATATGTCTCTTCACGGTCTCTGCTAGCCCGGTGATCTTACTCATCTTGCTCTCGATGTAAGCAAGAAGTTTCGGGTCGGCTTCCATCATGAAGTCAACATCCACCACCATCTCGCCACGGCCCTTCTCCAAACCGAGAGCCTTCACGGCGGCTCCAACACTATCCGCCCCGGATTCCACCCCGATACGAACAGCCTTCACGTACAATGGTCGGGTCCACTTCACGAGATCCTTCTTCTCCCGATCAAAATGCTCATTCATCAGCCCGGAGATGTTCCCGTAGTCCCGGAGGAGTTTCATGGAGCGTTTCCGCATGTCGTAGAAACTCCTGCGAAGCTTGCTCTTGAACTGATCCTCTACCGGAAGGGTCTTCACCACAAGCCCCTTCCATGCCGCCATGCCATGACGTTCCCACACCGGAAGGGAATCCGGAATCGGTTCCATTGAAATGGATTTCCCGGTCTCGTGAACCTCTTCCTGAAAATCCTCCTCTTCGACAGGCTCGTCCTCCTCCTTCTTCACCCCATCTGAAACGGACAACATTCCTCCCCCCATCCCCTGCGGGGTGAGGGGCTGGGCAAGATCACTGTCCGCGCCGATTGGAACTAGATTCATCTGTGCCCACCACCGGTCTCTCCACGGCTGTTCCTTGAACCCGAGTTCCAGTTTTTGATTGATCTCATTGGCGGTGAACCCCATGTTCCAGAGCTTCTGCCCGGTCTCGACCTTCGCGCTCATGTCCTCCTTCAGAGCGGACACAACTGAAAGATCAAAGGAGGCATACTTCATCCCGCTCTTCACCTCTGCAGGATCCGAGAGCAGCCGGTGATTGATCCCCCACGTGAGCATGGTCATCATCGGGAGAAGAGTGGTCTCCCACCATTCTTTCCGCTGTTCCTTGTTCGTGGAGTAGTTCACATCTTCGGTCTCACCGATGATGGCCCGCTTCATCCCCAGACACTGCATGATTGAACCGCGGCTCATCCTCCGAAGGCCCGGGTAATCCATATCCTTCTGAGAAAGTCCAAGCTGCGTGAACTGGAGACCCCTCTCCAGATAGAGCATTCGGTGGGCCTTCTTGTACCCACGATGCATCGCTTCAACCCGTTCCTGGAGACGGTCGAATTGAGGATCCGACAGGGACACCTTCTCCGGGGCGGAGATCACCCCGGCCGGAACGGCCGCATTGTCAAAAAACTTCTCATTGTAAGAAGCCGCCTTGTGATCGGTCCTCACGAAGATCCCGCCGGCCTCCAGGGGCTTCTGTCCCAGGATGGGATCATATGGATTGAACGTGGCAAGGTGGATGGTGCGTTCAGGCTTCAGGAGAAACGAACCCGCCTTCTTCCCCCCTGGGGAATACTTCCAGGCGAGCAGCTGCCCGGTCTCCTTCTCCAGGACCGGTTCCATGAACCGCTGCTGAACCACGTACAACGCAAGAGGGACCGGGGCATCCTCCGGGAATGGATAAATCCATACATTCCCATCCAGCATGTAGTGAGAGATGATGGATTCCACGAAGCGATAGGGGTCTTGATTCGGATTCGGTTTGCGGAAGAGCCGCTGCCAGGGATCATCCGGTGGGACCGGGGCACGGCGTTCCCCATCGGCGGTCATCACTACCATGGGAACCTGGGCTACGGCACGAGCGGAGGTGGAGATACACACGTACACGATATCCGAGTTACTGTACGGCTTCTTTGCTACATCACCCCCGGTCACCTGACTTTCCAGGTTCTTGGTGAAAACCGACTCCCACCCGGACTTGGTGACTGCCAGCCCACTCACGAGTTTTTGAAATCTGGTCGCCAATTTCATTACCTCCTATTTGGTAATGATGATCCCACCGGGCAGGATCCCCTCCACCGCGGAGGGGATCACCCAGGATCTTTTTCTTCCTCGGCATCCTCCTCCACGAACATGGAGTCGATTGTTTCAATCAAAAGATTTCCAATCGCCTTCGTTGTAATCTTGATCTTCTCCCGCTGGTTCTTCCTTTCCAAAGAGATCAGCCGTTCCACGGAATCAATCCCCTTTTCCGCAAACTTGATGATCCTTCCAACCATCAGGATCTTCCCCGTCCAATATACTACAACAGCCAGGACCACCCCAACCATTACCATCAATGTGTCCATTTCCCCCTCCTTCCTACCTCACAACCACCGGGCCACATCCCGGGTGTTCTGACTTTCCGTTTTCGCCCAGGCCAGCATCATCGAGTCGGCCTTGTCCGGGGAGAATCCATACACCCGCTTGAAATCATCCTTCGCCATGATCTTTATCTTGCCCCTGGAGGTGAACTCGTACCGGAGCTTTATCAACTCCTTGGCCAAGTCCTCGTCGTCGATATCCACCAGCCCGCGCACAAAGGCCATCCTCATCCTCCAATACACTTGAGCCCGCAGATTCAGAAACTTGTCCGGATCCTCCTCATCCGGGGGGACATCCCAATCCGGGCTCTCTCCTACATTGACCCCATTGCAGGGGATCTCCTGTTCCTGGAGAAGATCGGTGACCCCGCCACCGAGCCCGATATCGTCCACGTTGATCGGGGCCTCCGGGATCTCCTGTTCCTCCCTCTTCCCCTCCGCCTGCATTTTCCGGAGCCGCTCCCGGAGATTCCCCTCCTCCACCATCTTCGGTTTCAACACCAGCCGCTGCCAGAGATCCACAATCCTCCCCGCTACATCCGTGGTGGGCTTCCCCTGAAAGTAATCGTGAATCCTGAATCTCCCATTGGCCTGACGTACCCCGATACAGGTGCTGTCATCACCATACCTGGCTATGTCCGCCCCGATACTCACGACCTTGCTCTCCGCCGGGAGTTCCCGATCCAGAGCCGCCTGGATATAGGAGTACGGAATCAGGGTGTCAATCCTCTCCTGGGGGAACTCCGCCAGAACCCGGCTTCGGTACATCGGGGAGTCTTCCCCCCACTTCTTTTTCATCCTCTCCGGCCAGTCCCACGCCACCAGTTTCGGATAGATGTTCCTTCCATGTTTCACGTTCGGGGAGTCCAGACAGGAGATGGTGATCGGGTGGTACCCGCTCCCCGGTTCAAACTTGTTTGCGAATTCCGAGGTGGGGTCCGTAGGGTTCCCGATCAGAAGGACATACGAATGTTCGCTGGTGAGGATACCCTCCGCGCTCTCATACAATTCGTTCGACACCCCACACGCCTCATCGATCACCAGAAGGATCCGTTCCTCATGGAACCCCTGGAAGGCGTTCTTCGGATCATCGGTCGAAAACCCGAGCATGTACCACTTCGGTGAGATGTTCAACTCCACTTGATGCAACTCCCCACCCAGGGGAGGTCTCCCCTTCTCCTTCAACCGATGTTGGGCCCCGTACCAGATATTGTGAATCTCCCCCCACAACAACCGCTTGACCTGCCGGAACGTGGGGGCGGTGGTGATGACTATAGCCTTGTACACGTAACACATCATGATCGAGGCCAGGGCTGCGGTGAACGTCTTCCCCACCCCGTGCCCGCTCTTCACACAAACCTTCTTTTTCTCCACCAGGGCCCGCAGGATCTCTATCTGCTTCGTCCAAAGGGGGGTCACCACCCTCCCCGTCCCCGAGGGGAGATCATCCTCCCAGCTTTCCGTCTTCAGGAACAACCACTCCTTCACGAACAAGAGCGGATCCTCCTGCATCTTCTGAAGATGCCTCCTCGCCTTCTCCCTGGGGTCCACCTCCCCGGCCATGGTTTCCCGCAATTTGCGGAAACCCTCCACCCGCGGATCCGGTGACGGGGGGATCTCCTCCTCCTTCTTCCTGTCCGGCAGCGGTGTGGTTCTCATTCTTCCTCCTCAAAAGAACCTGGGTTCCGGTTCGTTCCGGTTCCTGGGGATCGATCCCCCCGGTGAAAATATGTGCCGTATATCGAGAGGGGGGGCACTCAATCCCCCCCACCGCCTCGACGATTTCTCAGCCGCCCTCCCCCCTCCCCCGCAGCCCCCCCGGCACGCGACCCCCAGGATGGGGATGGATTCCGACCCCGGACGGGGGTTCCAGCCGGGGGCCTGGGGGCTTCCCCCCCTTGACCCTGGGGGATTCTGGGGACCGGAGGGGGCCAGCCCCCCCGGAAAACCGTTCCTGGCGCACAAAAAGGGGGCATTTGAAGGGGTTCTCCCTGGGGCGTGGGGGGAGGGAAGGGGGATCACTCCTCCCCCAATCCCTGGGGATCCTCGGCGCTCACCAGATCCGCGAAGCTCTGGAACAGGTCTTGCCCATCCCTCCCGGTCAACTCGGACCGCTTCACGTACCCGCGCCTTCTCCCCTCGGGGTGATTGAGCAGGAGGAACCGCTCGCTTGGGAAGTGCTCCCCCTTCCGGGCCCTGGAGAACACATTCGCTTCGATGTCATCGAAGATGACACGGGTGATCTGCCTGATTCCTTCACTGAACCAGGGATAGGCATCCCTCCAGTCTCGGATGGTCTGGTGGGATTGGATGGGGGGATCCATCCTCTGCATCGCCCTGGTGAGGCTCCCATTCTCCTGTTCCAGGAGAAGCAGGAAGGTCTCCCGGTCCTCATCCGTGTACGTTTTCTGCTGTCGATCACATCGCATGGCCATCTAATTCTCCTTGTAAATCAACGAACATCACCTACAAGCCCCCCAAAGGGGGGTGACGGATGAGGTTCCGGGGATGGGTCCGGGGGGTTCCTGGGAGGGGTGGGAACCCTCGGCCTCGTACCGCTGTCTGCGCAAATAGTCTGCACGTACGCCACTAGTTCTGCCCCCTTCCCATCCCCTTTCCCCATCCCGCTTATCATTCCCGACAAAGACCTCTCGTTCATGACACCCTGTTTGTTCCTGGGCTCCGCCGGCTTTCGATTTCCCCCCTCTTCCATCCCTTCTCCCCTTCACACTCCCGCGCTCCCCATCCACCCCTTTCTGTCTGTCTGTCGTCCTCTCCACCACTTCCACCACACTTCCCATCACCAATATACGGTGGGTGTGGATCCCTTGACAAGGGAATCCTTTCTCCCCTTCCTTGCTGCTATGCTAGTTACCGTTCCATCACTATCACTGGATCGGGTGGAGGAACCGGCCCACATTCCACTTCTCCCGCTTCAGGGTCTCCGCGTTCCTCCTGGCCCATCCTTCCATGCTCCACCCCATCGAGAGGAGGATCTCCAGATACTTGGGTAGGGGGAGGTACACCCCTACCTGATTCAGATCCAGGCTTTCCAGGGGAACCCCCACCATTCCATCAAGGATGGATTCAAGCTCGGATAGGAGTTTGCCTCTTCCCTTCTTCTTCTTTCCTGGGGATTCCAGGAGGTGGGAGATCATCGAGATCAGCTTCTTCCTCATTCTGGGTTTTCCTTTTCAGTCGAGGTGGTGGATTCCCTTGTAGATGGCTCCCTTGTTGTTCCGGAACTTTGAAGCCTGTCGTTTGGTGATCCTGCCGATCCACTGATCCTGTTTCTCATGGGGGAATCTGGCCCCCCGGATGATGCCTGGGAGATCCTCCTTGGCGAAGCGGCGGTTGTCCTTCCTCTCTTCGTTCTTCTCCGTGGTCATGGTTTCTTCCTCCCCTTTTCACTTCGGTTGATTGGTGATGTACCACTGCTTCAGTCGGTAGAGGTCGGCCTGGATCTGGACCAGTTCCGTGCGGATCTCCCCGATGATGGTGACCAGTTCCGTTATCGGGTCGTGGTGGTGTTTCGGGCAGAAGCCATCCCTCCAGGCGGGGTTCTGACATCGGATGAATGGGGAGTTCGGGCTCGTGCGAAAGATTTGCCTGCAGCGCTCGGGTGGGGGTGGGTCCACCGGGATCGGTTTCTTCTCCGTCATGGTTTCTCCTTCCTGTCGGTGAGGATCTCCAACTCGCAAATCCTTTGTTCCAGTTCCTGAATCTTCCTCCTGACTTCGTGAAGAAGGAAGGAGGCGGAGTGAGTCCGACGGAACTCCCATTCGGGGGAATCCATCTCCCGGCCCAGGGTATCGATGTTGAAGAAAGCCTCCCTCTTCAGGCATTCCTCCCACCGCAGGGCCCGTGTGATGTTGTTGAAGTCCGGCAGGAGCCTCTCCCGGGTTCCTTCGAGGATGCAATGGAACCGGAAGGAGATCCCTTCACTACCGTGGCTCTTCTCGGAAATCAGAAACGGACAAGAAGAAGAACAAACTCGCGGATCATCCCGGTCGGAGAAAACCACCTGATCATTCCCTATTTCGATTTTCCGATACCTGTTCATCCCTTCCCCCAAATTCGGTTCCAGAGGTTCCTGCTCTTCTTCTTCTTCCTGAGCAACAGTTCCCGCTCCAACCTTCTCACCCGCAGACGAAGCTGGATGTTCTCGCTGGATAGGAGCTTGTTCAACTCGAATGCCGCTTTGTACATCTTCTTGAGAAACTCCAGCTGCTGGGATTCGGTCATCTTCGTCGTCTCCTGGATGGGATTGGATGAATCCTTCTTCCGACAATCACATGCTTCCCCTCCTTGAAAAAGGGTCTCTCCCTGAAGATCGCCCACGGAAGCCCGATCTTCACCTCCTGCCGCGGTGGCTGTTCACTTCTCCCGGCATTCATGTCCCCACCCCCGATTCTTCATACATCGGCTGAATTGAGACCCGTAGATGAACCCATTCCCACCGGATTGCATCATGGCCAGGCCATCGCAAATGTGCTGGTCCTGCTCGAAGTCCGATGCCCCCTTGTAAGGGTGGCACCAGGAGGAACACCCGATCAGGATGGTTGCCAACAGGATGGCGGCAAGACCAACACCGACCCAAAGCAGCATAGACAGAATGAGATGGGAGATCCGTTCAAAAAGCCAGTTCATCACCATTCCCTCCCCTATAGAGCATTGCCTATCGCGATCCAAAGGTTTCTCAATTGCCGTTCGGTCAAGTGGTGACAAAGGGAATCCTCCAACTTCTCAATCAACCCCTCGTCAGTGCTCCCGATCACGAAATGAAGAAGCTCGTGGATAAAGGTTTGGATGGGGGCTTGAAGAGGATCGACCTCGATTTCCCCATTGAAATAGCAGTACCCCAGATGCTGGGTCTGGATCTTCTTGAGGCGGGGCTTGACCTCCCCACCTTTCAATGCGAGGTACATTTTCCGGAGGAGGGTGTTGGCCTGCCCTTTGGAGATCACCACGGTCGGCTCCTCCTTCCGTTCCTCCCCAGGAAGAAAGGGGAGGACCGGATGGGGAATAGATCCTCTACAACACCTCAATCTCCCTCTTCTCATTTCCACTGCTCCAAAGAATTTGGGCATAATGAACGATCTTCTCTAGATCATGTTCCTTCTGCTTCCCGTTCAAGATTCGAATGGTGTACTTGAGAATCAACGCAGCGGCCACAACCCTCGTGTAACCGAACCGGTCGATCAACCCCATGAAATCGATGCTCCCCACCGTGTACTTCGCCAGGGTTCTCTCGGAAATGTAGTTCTCCATATGACAGGAGAACTCCACCCACTGTTCCACCCGCATCTCCTCCTCCTTCCATTCAAACCTTCTTCAAACTGTCGTACACCGGCACATAAGGATAAAGATGTTTCTCTGCGGTGGGGTGCCTCCCCTTCTCCAGATAGATCACACATCCCCCGGGTCTCCGAATGAACTTCCCCCAACCATCCTTGTATGGGAACCACCCTTTCCATGCCGGGGCCTGGATCAGGAGCCGATCAGCCACATCAAGGGATCGGAACACGTGGAGATGTCCTTTGATCAGCACATCGATGTGTCTTTCGTAGAAACCATCTCGCTCGGCCTGGATCAATTCGGAATGTTCCACCTCCAGCTTCTGGGCCGGGCTTTTCGGGAGTCCCCCAGCCCCGTGGCGAATCTGAATCACCTTCCCGGTGTCGGCGATTTCCAAGTTCGCCATCTTTCCGAAGCAGGTTCCCCCAAGCCTCTTGATCACCACCTCATCCAAGGGCATCTTCTCCCCACCGTGGTAGTTGGAACCCACCACCCCGAAGATTCGACACCTGGCTTCCACGAATGGTTTCAACAAAAGGAGGGCCATCTCCACCTGGTCGGTCAAGTTGGCGGTGGTCAGGTTCTTCCCGAATTCTTTGTGGTTCGGACCCTCGCAAAGATCCCCGACCAAGACCAGGTAGTCCTTGTCGGTAGGTTTGACCTTGACGATGAAATCCTCCCAATAGGATCGAAGTTTCTTTTGAGCGTAGGAAGCCCCAATCTCCCCCCCATGTTTGGTCTTGAACCGCTTGGGGCACACCGCAAACTCACTACCCACATGAGTATCAGAAACCACAATCAGTCTCGCCTTTTCTCTTCTGGGCATCTCAGACCTTCCTGATCTCAAGAAACTTCTTCAATTCAGTTTCGTTCACTTCCGGTCCGGGGCCCCGCCCAGAGAACGCGAGTGGAAGCCCCAACCTACGTAACTGAGATTCAATCCCGCATCGGTTTCTGTGAGAAAGAATTGCCGCAGCCTCCTCCACCGTCCCACCATTCTCCACAACAAGGTGAAGAACCCTCTTCTCTTCATCTGTCCATCTGAACCCAGGCAATCTTACCTCACCTCCTTTCTTCCCGGTGAAGGTAACAAGGATCTTTCTTCGGATCCAGAATCTTGAAACTTGGACGAATCTTCCATGAACCGATGAAAGACCGACGCTTGATCGCTGAAACCAACCAACGAACCCTCCGGCTGATCTTCCGACTGATCTTCCCCATACATCTCCCCTAATCCTATCATAGTTTCCAATCTTCCCAAGCCGACTATATCACCTTTCTACCTGATTCCCCCCCAAATTGTTCGGCCAGACCATCTTATGGAGTTGGACATTCAACACCAAATCCCAATGCTTGCCATTGATGATCAAGTCGGAAATCTCTGCCGGGGAGATCCGATCCTTCACTGCGGAGATGGCAAACTTGGGGAGACCCCCAGCAGAAAGAATTCTTTCCTTCACCTCCAAAGCATACTTGAACTCCTCCTCGGAAGAAATCACCATCTTCACAAAGTCGGTCGGACACAAGGAAGCATCAAAAGCTTCCATGTTCATGCGGGATTCCATCCCGCTACTCGGCATCTTGTAGTCCATCACCACACATTCCACCTTCGAGAGGATGTCCTCCGGAACCACAAAACTCCCATTGGTCTCTATCGCAATCGAGCACCCACCCCTCCACAAAAGGTTCACAAGCTCTTGCAGTCCGTCCATCTGGAGGAGGGGCTCCCCTCCGGTTATCATGACGTTCCGGCACCCGAGAGCCATCACCGTATTTGCCACCTCCTCCGGGAGAACATGAACTTCATCCCTGGATCCTTTCACATTGGCGTATCTCGTATCACAATAGGTGCAGGAAAGGTTGCACCCACGAAACCGAATGAACGTGGCCGGGGTTCCCTGCCCGAGGTGGTTCACTTCACCATGAATGCTCTGAAAGATTGAGTATAGACACAAACGATTTTCCATGAAGCTCCTCCAATCAATCAATTATCCCCGCGAGAGGGACCATGGTAACCACTTCACCGACATCCGCCTTGCTGGTGAGTTCCGCAATCAATTCCTTCTTGAGTTCTCCCTTGATCTCGTTCCTGATCTGATCCCGCATCATCTCCCAGGTCTTCCCCCTCCTCCTGGTCCGCTTCATTCCAGGACGAAAGTTTTTCCGGTCCGGCTTCCAGATTTCCCAGACAAACCGGATCTCCTCCTGGGTCCAGTCGTTCAAGACACAAGAAGAAACAAACTGCTGGGCCTTCGACTTGAGGGCGTTCCTGGTGAACCGATCCATCTCCTCCTTCCCGAACAACGCCTGATTCTCCTCCACCGAATCCCCGATCTTCCGCTTGAAGACGATCTTCCGTCCATCCTTCGTCGTTCCTGAAAACAGATACTCCTTGATCATGGTATCTCCTCCTCAAGAGATCCATCACAGAATCGAGACGCATTCCTCTCGGAGACAATCACACCGCTCCGACCCATCCAACCACGTGTAACAGTGATACTGAACGCACCAACACTCTTCCCCATCCTTCCTTGCGAGATCCCCGCATCCCCCCAACTGGAGAAGGGCCCAGATGATGAACAAGGTGAACAGAACCCCGACAACTCCGTGAACGAAGTCTTCGATCTCGGCCCTCCTCCAGATCATCCGATTGAGACATGACCGACAGATCACCCGATCCCCCCCTTCCTCGATCAGGAGATTGTGGTAGGAGAGGGTCTTCCCGCACCGATGGCATGAATAGATGAGTTTGTCCATCACTTCTCCTCCCCAGCATACTCAGCCACGAGATCCCAAAAATGATCGTAGATGTGAATCCCCTTGCTGATGGCCACGATGGATCCATCCTTCACCGACTTCCCACTGACCCCGGAAATCCAGGCCCCGCAGAGTTCCTTCAACATCTGGATCCCACCAAGATTCTCCGGGAACCCGGCTATGAGATCCCAGGATCGGAAGTACAGATAGAAGTGCAGGACGTTCCCCCTGGAGAGTCTCATGTCAATCAATCGGAGACAGGGTGGATGCCCTCCGAAGAGGTCGAATCCGCCCGGGCCTGAACCGAGGCTGATGGTTGCCTGATTACATCCACCATCCCCCTTGGCCAGAAGTTCACAGCATCGTTCCCACGCGGGAGCGATCCAGTGCCCGTATCGGTAAGTCTCGTTTTTGGATTTCTCCAGGCTCATGAGGTAATTGTGAAAATAGTCCTCGATGTCCTGATCCGTGGTCGGGATGATCCTGGGGAGACTCGCCGCCAGGGGGCGAATCCCTGGGGAGGTGATCTCCACAACCGCGGCGATCTCCTTACGTTTCTGACCTTGGTATTCACCCTGATCGATGATGTACTCCTCCCCGCTCCGGAGGCATTCCATGATCGTCCGGAACCAAGCTTCGTTGATCGTTCGCCCCTTTATCCAGTACATCGACCCCCTCCTAAAGATGGGGCCCGAGAGAGAAACCCGGGCCCCATCTTTAATTGATAGTGCTGGATGTGCTGCTGTCTTCGTCCAGACGGAGAAGGAGATGCGCCCTGAACCTCTCCAACATACAACCCGGACATAGAGGGAGCACTCCCCGATCCAAGTATGTAAACACCTCCCCCGAAGAAACCCGGAAATGCCCCCCACAACTACAACACCTTGACTCCACCTCTCCATCTCGAACCCGCAATCCGATCTGCTTCAATCGGAAGACCCGATCAACAAACCCACTATTCCCCCTCCCCTTCTTTCTCATGGGATCTCTCTCTCCGTTCCTTCACAAAGGCTCCGGTCACAATCCCGCATTGGAGATCCATCTCCTCCGGAGTGAGATCATCGAGGGCCCCTGTATTCTTGATCTCCAGAAGCATTGCCAAGTCCTGGGGGTCGGCATACTTCAACCAGTTCAACATCTGCCGGACGAGATCCCGCTTCCGTTCGTTGGTCGGCTCCTCGTTCATGGCCCCAATCACCTGAACGATGATGGCAATGGCCTTGCCGATGTTGGCAATGGTCTCCTGTCCCTTCTCCGAATTGAACCACTCATACACCTTGGTCAAAGCATCCACCACGTTTTGCCACCAGCCCATTGTCGTCTCCTTTCCTTTTCCTTTTCTTTTTCCTTCTTCACCCATCCCCACCGTCTTTGGTGCTCGTGCTCCGAGAAGAACTTCTTTGCTGCCATTGGATGCACCCTCCAATACTTCCCCTCCTTTCTGGCTTTGATTTTCCCCACTCGACAGAGGGCGATCACATCATCCGGGGAGAGATCGTATAGATAGGCTATCTCCACCGTGCTCATCATCCGCTTCACTTTTCCCCTCCTCCCGTTTCTGTTGAATAGATGAACTCAAGAGAATCACTCCAACAACCAACAACCCCTCCTTCTGGAGGGAGGGCCCTCATTCTTACCGAATATTCCCTCCCCTCAATCAAGTCCTGGAAGATCACTGTCGGGATATCGGAGAAGGTCGTCCGGATGGAACCATCTGAAAGGTCGGTAAGCTCTATCTCAAAAGTCAGTGGAACATCTATCCTCCTGGAGGAGAGTTCCAAACAATCCCTGGTGGAGTAAAATTCCGGGGGTGTCCCGGTCACCGTGATGGAGTGATCACAACCCACCAGGAGGGAGAATAAAAGAACCGCGCAAAAATCCTTCGACATCTGCAAGCACCTCTATGAGAACATCTCTCTCAGTACGTGTGATATTCCTTTTTAACTCCTCGCGGAGGAACCTCTCTAACTTCCCAGCGGTCTCTTCGTTCGGCCAGGAGTTGGTCTTGAATCGTCTGGGTTTTTGTTTCTTCTTTGTTGCGGTCGGATCTCTTCCCCTTCCCTTCGGCCACCCCCACTGTTTCCTTCTCCAACCTCCACCCGACTCACTCCACTCTTCTGGCCCACGCGGAACACCCGATGTGCGCATTCAATGAGATCCTCCGAATGACTCACCATGATGATCTGAATCCCCAACTGTTCGCTGATCCGCCGCAACATCTCGCTGGCCTTGGGCTGAATATCCCTGGAGACGAAACGGAAGGGCTCATCCAGAATGAATGTGTTCCTGGTCCTGGGCTTCTGAAGAACCCACATCGCCACCCGGAGGGCGAACGCAGCCACATCAACAGCCCCTCCCCCGCTCTCCCCCATCGGGTCAATCAGTTCCCCGCCTCGCAGGAACAGGAGATCGGCTTCGGTCTTCCCCCTCCTCTCCTCGAACCGAACCGCCAATTCATAGGGGTCGTCAAACACGATTGACAAAGCCATGGTCACCAAATCATTGATGTGAAATTCCAGTTGCTTCTGTGTCTCCTGGGCGACCAGCTGGATAATCGCCCGGGCCTTCTCTGCCCTGGAGAGGTTCCTCTTGCTCTCTTCCAATCTCCTCTCACAATCCCGAAGATTGTTGAGAACCTCCTGCCGCTGTCCCTGCAGTCGATTGATCATCCTCCGGAGATCCGCCGGTTCCATCTCACTCCCTCCCCAGCGCCTTGCGGGCGCGGTCGCCCAGGTCGTCGTACAGTAGGTCCAGGCTTTTTTCGTCCCCGCTCACCGCCCCCCCAAGCCGGCGCACGATCTGTCTGTACCACTCCAGGGCCTCGCGGTATCTCGCAACATCTGCGTGCAACTTGCTCATCAGAAAGTCATACGCCGCGGCCTTCATCCTCGCGTTCTGCTCCTCCACGGCCCTCACCCGGTCCAGCAGGTAGCGGATGTCCTCGGAGGCCTCGTGAAACTCGCTACCTATCCTGGCGTACCAATACGAGCGCCTCGCCTCAATATCATTCAGCCGGTTGTTCCCGTCCATGATTGATCGTCCCCCACTATGCTAAGTAAAACTCCTCAGATCCTTCTCCAGCTTCTCGACAAGGAGTTGGAGTTTCTTCCGGTTCGCCTGGAGTTCATCCTCCAGGCGATCAATCTTTGTCTGGGCCTCCTCCTCGTTCTGACAGCTGAACTCCCCCCGGAGCCGCTCCAAGGCGGCTTCCAATTTTCCCTTCGCCCTGCTCCTCCGTTCCTTGGCCTCTTCAATCTCCCCTTTGATCTTCAACAGCCTCTTCTCCAGCAGATCAGTCATGATTCCCCCCCACGAAATCCCAGACTGCTTCAGCAATCAATCTGGGGATCCGGTTTGCCGAGAGATGCCTCTTCAGATTCTCCCGGAAATTCACCTCCACCTCGTATGTCCCGGTGAGCCGGGATACAAAAGCCTCGATGCGGGCATCCCGCTTCTCCCGATCTTCAAGGTGTTCCCTGGAGATGTCCGTGGTCATGTGAGGGATCTCCACCCGCTCCACGGTATTGGTCCCAGCCTTCCAGAGGAAGACCCCCGGATGGTGATCCACTTGATCGGCCGACATCCTCATCATGGACCCCGGGTTTACAAGAAGCCTTCCCACCTCCGTCATGGTGAACTGCTGGTGATTGTCCCCGGTCAGGATCAGGTCTGCCTCCGGGAGAGTTTTGAAGAACCAACCGGCTTTCCCATCGGCTGGGGCCCCAGGGTAGGGGGGAGCCTCCCTGTAGCAGAGCCGATGCAGGATAACCACCCTCCTGAAAATCGCTCCAGACGCACGAGAAGGGGGTTTCCTTGCGTCCCCAGGTTCCCCCCCATAGGGAACCCCTCGGATGGAAATGTCCCCCCTTGGATGATGGATGATCTCATCCTGGGAGGGGTCCAGGATGGTGGTGAATCCCCCCATCCCCCCATAGACCAGGTTCCAGATTCCCGCCTTCTCGACCAGGGAGAGGTTATGTCTGGGGAGATCATGCTGACCGGGGACAGCGAACCACTCCTGCCCCATCCTGAGAATCCGGATGGTCCTGTTCAGGAGGTTGGGGGAAACCTTCCACCAGTCGAACACATCCCCACCGCAAAGAATCGGGCATCGGAAGGATCGGGAAAGATCGACGATGAACCGGAGCTTCTGCATCTGGGTCTCGAAGTAGTTGTCATCGAGACGGCATCTGGGAACATCATCCCGGAGGTGGAGATCGGAACAGAGAATAGCGGTAACCGGATCATCCTCCCGGCGTCCCATCCCCTCCTTCTTCTGGATCGTGATTGTTCTGGGCATCACCCGCTCCTCCCACACAGCGGACACACCTCCGGCATCCGGTCGGTGAATTCCTTGATCAACTCATCTTCGATCACTTCGAGTCTCTCCTCCTCCTGCCGAAGCTTGCGGATCTCCCCCACCATCCTGACTAGGTAATCAAGCTCCGATTCATCGTTCGTGATCTTCGTGGAGAGGACCACCCCGACATCGATGGAACCCAGAGACTCATCCACCCAGGCCCTTCCCTCCCACTCCTCAAGACATTGCTGATACCCGTGCAGGAGACCACGGATAGTCTCCCTCCGAGAGTCCACCTCCCGGGTGTGAATGAATAGGTCCATGGCCTCCTTGGCCACCGGTTCAACCTTCTGCAACCATCCCCGGACCTTCTCCTCCTCCGCCCCGAAGACCCCCACCTCGTTCTTCAGAAGGAGCAACCCGGCTAGCCGACTTCTTCCACTGTCCACATCCGCCACGATTCCCTCAATCCCCCTCATGGTCTCTTCCCACGAATCGAGGTCTTTGAACTCGTTCAGCCGCTTCGACAGCTCGGTCACCTCCTCCTGGGAGCGGGAGATTTGCCCGGTGAGTTCCCGCACCCTCCGATTCGCCTCCCTCTGCCCCACCTCAATATCATCCAGGTTGGCCACCCGATTCAGAACCCGGGCTACTTCGGCTGATCCGGAGGAGAGTAGGAACGGTTGATCATGCTGGGATTGGAGGTTGATCTCGTTCATCCGAAGGACGGAGGACACCTCGTCTGGAACATCGGACTTGATCGCCTTCAGTTTCGTGGATCCGATCTCATACGAATTTTCCTTGTCGGTCCTCCTCCGACAGATGGTCTCCCCCTCCGACGTAACCAGGCTCACTTCGGTATCCCCTCCCCAGCGGGAGCGGAAGCTGGTTCCCAGGGGACGGTTGCCAACCACCCAATTCAGAGCCCGCAGGAGAGCGGTCTTCCCGGAATCGGTCGGGCCGACAATCACATTCACCCCGCTGGCGAAGTCAAGTTCCGTGTCGGAATGAGATTGAAAGTTCCTGACGATCAACTTCTCAATCATGATCCACCTCGAATACGGAATCCTGACACTCCTGACACAGACGGCTGATCCTGAACTCCTGCCTGGAAAGATCATCCCTGAAATCGTCACTCCCAATCTTGGGAGATCCACACGCGACGCACACCGGATCTTTCCTGCTCCTCCCAAACATCAGCTTAGCAATTTCCTCCCTCAACTCCTCGGCCGTCATCCCCCCCAACTCGTTCGAGAAGCTATCCAGAATCATTCCCCGAGCCCTCCTCTCCCTCTCAATTCGACAAGATCAAAGAAGATCCCGGCATCCAGCATCACCACCGGATCCTCCCGATTCCTCTTGCAAACAAGCAACCACATCGGGCTATCGGCGTTCGCCTTGGCCTGGCGGATCCAGGCCGGAACCGACCAGGTTTCCTGTGCCTTGCACTCGATGAAAAACGGGAAGAGCTTTCGGGCCCTTCCCGTCAATACCACATCCACCCCACTCTGCCCCATCTCCCTGGAACGGATCTCCTCGTCCGGGCCCCAAGGAATCCCAGTCATGGCCGAGATTCTTTCGGCCACCCACTGCTGAAGTCGTCTCCCCTTAGCCTTCGCCGAGGATATCTTGATAGTCATCTCCGCCACCCCCAGCGTTTCAGAATCCAACACTCCAGCACCAGGAAGAGCCAATCCACTCGGTAGATGCGGGAGTCGCTGGAGAACTTGGGAATCCACCGAAGATGACAGGGGCTTAGCCAAAACTCCACCCGGAATACCATCACGGTCTCCTCTCCGTCTCCTCGGTCTCGAAGAACCGATGTCCACCACGGATCGTGGTACCGAAGATCCTTTCCCCGAGCGGGATGAACTGATTCGTCTTCTTCCGTTTCACTTCCCTCCCATTGAACCTCACCACGAACGAACGCGGGGTCTCCCTCACCAGAGGAACCCTGACCAATTTCCCACCGATCACCGTTTCTACCGCTCTCATGTTTGTTCCTCCTCTCAGCAAAAAGAAAAGGAGAGGGGTGGAGGGATCCACAGGAGGGGGAATCCCTCCACCCCATATGCTGCGGCGCACAGGACCGCAGCCTCCATCAACTGAACCTCTTCTTCCTTCCGCTCTTGAACTCTTCCTCGATTGTGCCCCAGGCCATCTCTGTAATCCGCCGGAGATCCCTCTCCCTTCCACCCTCCTCCACCATTCGGATGATGTCCTCCTTCGATCCCTGGAAGGAGAACTCCTCTGCGATAAACAGGTTGTTCCCCTTCTTCCTCCACCACCCCTCTTCGATGAGGAAAAAAACCATTGAACCGATGTCATCCACCCCATAGTCGGTGTAGATCGGGAACCGGACGGAGCGGAGTTTCCCAGTCACCTTGTTCTTTGTGACCTTTGCCTCCACCCACTGCCCAACCGTTCGCTTCCGGCCGTTCACCTGCTTCTTGATCTGTTCCACCACAGCCAGCCAGATTACGAGGTGCGCGTTGTGATCAAGGGACTTCCCACCAGCCCGGTAATGCTTTGGAGACCAGGGCCCGGAGGCATCCAAATTCTCCCGAACCTGGGAGACGATGATCAGGAGGGAGTCGGTAGTCTTGATGTCCCGTTTCATGAGCCGGAAGAACTCCGCCGATCCCTTCGCCCTCCCGGTCCCGTAGGATCCTGGGGTCTTCTTTTCCTTCTCCCTCGCCTCCTTCGCCTTCTCGTACTTCTCCAGGTCGGCCTCCGACCCGATCATGTCGAATGAATCGAGAACATGAATGAAGGGGCTCCCCCTCCGGATCAGGTTGGAGATCCGGTCGGTGTATTGTTCGATGGTGTGGGATGGATCCGGAAGACTGAGCCGTTCCTCCAGCTTGGAACCGAACATCTCCGACAAATCAAAATTGTTGGCACTCTCCGCATCATCGTACTCCAGGAAGACGTTCTCCAGGTCTTCCCGCTGGGAAGCCTCCGCTAGACCACTCAAGGTCAGCAGGGTCTTGCCGGCACTCTTGTCCCCCACTAGGTTCACCAGCGCCCCGGCAGGGAACCCTCCCGCTTCTCGATCAGCACAAGCCAAGTTCAGGAGGGTGGAACCGGAGGGGAAGAGAAGGAGATCACTCTCTACTGGCCGGGCTGACTTCACTGGGTCTCGGATCGTAGAAGCGTCTTCCTCCCTGCTGGCTCTCGTTCTGCCCATACAGCCACCTCCGAAAACTATCTTGAATGATCAGGAACCGAGTAAACGGAGTTCGTTGAAAACCATAATTGTACTTCCAGGCGTACCTCCGAATCGTCTCGACTGTAACCGGTATCCCTTCTGCCACGGATATGGCCACCGCTTCACGAGTACCGATGTACTTCTTATTCTTCGGTGGGACCGGAGGGAGATCCTTTCTCATAGCCATGACTCATCCTTCCTTCGCGTCGAGGCACTCACTCCAGGATTCACACTCGGCGCAATCGTCTTTCTCATCGGTATCCTTTCCGAAGACATGCCCATGCGGGCAACTCCCCTTCTTCGGAGAGTCCTTCCTGGTGGAAGGTTTGGAACCCGGAGCGGGAGCCTTCTTCACTTCCTCCTTCTTCTTCTTCACCGGGGTGGGAGCCTCCTCCTTCTTCGCACGGGAATCCCGGATCAGCTCCCGGAGCCCGTCCTCGTCCATCTTCCGCAAAGCCTTCGGGCTCACACTGAGATCCAGACCATCTATCAGATCAAGCAGCCCCTCCTCATCCATCTCATCAAGGTCATCCCCCTGTTCCGGTTCCTCCTCCGCCACCGGGGCCGGGGCCTGGGGCTTCCTGGTGGAAGGCTGCTCCTTCTCTTCTTCCTTGGAGTCTCCTTCCCCTTCCTCAATCCCAAGGAAAAGAGCCTGCACTTGATTGTACGTCTTCAGATTCAAACACTCTTGAATGTTCACAACGCTTGCCGCGGCAAACAAATCCGAATCGACAGCCTCTCTCTTCTTGAAGTCCACGCGAGAACACTTGAGATAGGAACGCCCTTCTCCATATGACTCCTTGTCGAACCGGCACCGGAGATCATATCCAGCCCCGGTGGGCCAATAGAAGGTCTGAACATCCACCAACCCGTCATCCTCCGCGGTCTTCATGTCCTTCTTGAGTTGTTCGAGAAAAGCATACTCACTGATGTCGAGAACCGCAATCGATCCCTGGGTCTCCCCCTCCACCAGAATGAGATTTCTCCATGAGGGGAACAGCTTCTTCGCTTCCTCCTTCTTCTTCTCAGCGAACAGATGAACCCGTTCCTCACAGATCGGACAGGGCTTGTTGACCGTTGTGGGGCACACAATGGATTCATTGTTCGGGCCCACGTTCCGATGAATCTTGTACCGCAGTCGCCACCAGATTTCCCCCTTCTCCACCGGGGGAACCTCCAGCACATGAGACTTCGTGGAGGTGAAGGCAAGAACCTTCAACATACATTGACCCTCATCAATCTTGAGGAACCCGACCCCTTCCGGCAAGGAGACGGTATTATTTCCACCACCACCTCCAGCACCGGCGTGTTCGTTCCGTTCCTTCGCCCTCTGCCGAGCCCGTTCCCTTGCATCGTCCCGTCTCATCTCAGTCCTCCTCGTTTGTGGTTTCCCTTTTCTTTCGTGCATCCGCCGCTTCTCTCATCCTGGGCCCCCATCCATCCCCCATCCTCGATGTGGCTGGGGTCTTCCGTGGTTCCCTGGGGGAGGAGAAGTACTCCTGTCCCCAGAGGAGGGCCAGGTTCTCCAGAGCGCTCTTGCGTTGCTGTGCCGCCCACACCTTCCCATCAGCCACATCGGATTCATATTGAGCCTGGATCCAGGCCGCTTTCGCTTCCTGGTACTTCGGATGCGTCCGGTAGAAAGCCTCGACCTTCGTGTCCGTGATCTTATCAACCCCAGGAATCCCATCCCGGTTTGCCTCCAGGATGAGTTCGCTCCGAATCGTCTTCACCAACTCTTCAGCCAGGCGAGCCTCCTTCTGGAGGCGCTTGGCCTCCTCGACATATTTCATGTACAGATTGGGCTGCTGCTTCCACTCCTCATCCAGGGCATCCACATCAATCGGCTGGATGAGATTACTCCACCGACCCTCCTCCTCCATGACCTCCTTCATTCTTTCTCTCGTCGTTTTCATCGAACCCCCCTCCTTTCTTCCTGAATATATATAGACGGCTTTCCGAATTATGAATCACTTCACATCCTGGGAATCGAGCCAGGCCCGATAACAGGTGATGACAAACTCGGAAAACCCCGCACGGATGAACCCAGCCCCGATCATGGTATCTGCCACCAAGAAGGCCCTGGAGTTTGGGCCCTTCATGAGGACGGCGGTGCAGTATCCGATCACTGCCCGACGCAGTTTCTCCGGATCCTCCCCGCGGAGCCCATCCAAAAAACCGGCGATCTTCTTCCAATCACTTTTCCCCATGAGAGCCCGGAGGAGATCCTTGGTCTGAACATCCACGGTGGTCATCCTCTCGACGGCCCCGAGCATCTCCTCCAAAGGAAGACCCAGAACCTGTTCCAGCATCATCATGGCATCTCGGACCGATCCCTGGGATCCACGTGTGATCTGTTCAGCCACCTCCTTCGGAAGCTTCACCCGCTCCCTCCTGGCCACATCACGAAGATGCCGGATCAACTCCTCTTCCGGAGGATCCTCCACCTGAAATTGCATACACCTGGATTTCACGGTGGGGAGAAGCCCATCCACATCCGTGGTTGCCAGGATGAATGCGGTACTCTTCGGGGCTTCTTCCAGGGACTTCAAAAGACTCCGCTCGGCTTCCTTGGACATGGCATGACATTCATCAAAGATCCACACCCTCCTCCTGCTCTTGGCCGGCTTGAGATGAATCCTCGATAGGATCTGCCTGGAATGCCCAACCCCAGAATATTTTGCGGCATCCACCTCCTCAAGGTCCACGGGGTGGTCGCACCCCAATCCCCTGGCAACGATCCTTGCCAAGGTGGTTTTCCCCCTCCCATAACCACCATAGAACAACCAAGCCTGCGGCTGTTCCTCCGACTGGAGGAGGGACTTGATCGACGAAATGATTTTCTTGTTACCTATCATTTCATCAAACGTGGTTGGTCGGTATCGTGTGGCCAGGCTCATGCTTTCCCCTCCTCAACTGCACACATCTCATTCCACGAACCATCCATCTCGGATCTTTCCCCATCCAAAGCCATCGGAACGATGATCCAATCCCACACCCTTGGAAGCCACTTCGAAGCGGTCTCGTTCATTATGGAAAACCACCTGGACACTTCCTCCAATGGAAGATCGAATAGGGCCGAATCATGAATTTGACCAACGAAAGAGATTCGTCGGTTCTCCTCTTTGGCCAGGAGAGGAATTGCCTGAATGAGCACCTTCAAAAGACAATGAAAAGCCGAACCCTGAACAGGATAGTTGATCACCTCGTTCCGTCTCATCTCCCCAGAACAACGAAAACCTGTAAGAGTGTCAAAGAATCCGGTCTGCAGGTACTTCCTCCACCATTGTTCTTTCCAATCCCGATACACCGGAAACCGCTTATCCCAGAGCACCCGCTCAATCCTCTCCACATGACGTTCAAACGCCTGGAAGGAGGATATCCCCTTCTGCTTGAGATGCTCTCCCATTGGAACCCCACCGATCTCCAAGGATGGTACAGCAGCCCACAATGTTCGGGCACACTCCCCATACCAGGAACCGTAGAATTCAGGGAACACGAACCGGTTCTTGGCGACATAACGAACCTGCTTCGTCACCGGAACCTCCCTCGAGATCCGGAACAACTCCCTGGCCATGTCGGAATGCATCGCTCCTGGATCCGTCTTGAGATAGGCTATCATGGTGGGATCCCGATGGTAGCAGGCCGCAATCCCCACCTCCAAGGCCTTGAAGTCCACCTCCAGAAGACACCTCCCTCTCCTGGGGACGAACAGCGGCCGGATCATGCCCTTGATCTCCGGATCCCGGTGGGGGATGTTCTGAAAGTTCGGGGAGGAGGAGGAGGAGCGGTAGGTTCTCACGGTATTCAAATGAAAGAAGGGATGCAGATACCAATCCCCATCCACATGTCTCACCACCTCCCGCTCGATGTTCTTGAGATACGTCCCGCGAACCTTCCGGAGCTTCCGGAGACGAACAAGTTCCGCAGCCCCGTCGATGTTCGAATCTAGAAGAACCTCTGCATTTACAGACTGATTCCCCTTCACGGTCTTTCTGTCCGATGACATCCCAAGAAGGTTGGCTACCTTGATCAACTGATGATCCGATGAGGTGTTCACCTTCTTGAAGAGACCCAACCACGCCTTACCAAGTTCAGTGCCCGTCAGCAGACGTTCCTCCTTCCTTTGGATCTGCCGATCCAAATGCCTCCCGATACTCATTGCCCTATCCATATCAATCCGGATCCCGGTCTGCTCGGCGATAGCCAAGACCAGGGCCCCATCCAACAAAAGACGATTTGCGTTTGTAGCGGTCAGCACGGAAGCCCCCCCTTGGCTGTTCTGATCCAAGCCCCTCTTCCAGGATGCCACCGAAAAATAGGAGTGCTCTTCCCATCGACAAACTCTCGAATCAAGAAGATCCCTTTCCCATTCATTGATTCGTCTGGGACGAACTCCAAGACATCCCATAGAATACACGTGGGACCGAACACCATCCCACCACGATGGATCTTGTCGTTTTTCTGATCAAAGGAAATCACGAACAACACATCGGGCCTCGGAACACGGGGGTCTTCTGGTAGGGGTCCGGCGTATTCTCCCGGAACATACTCCGGAGGATACAGATCCTCATAGGAAAACTTACATCGGGATATCATTCCCACGAAGGAGCACCTCCTGTTTCCGAAACAGACGGAATTCTGACAGGGCATCAAGACCGCAATACAGAAGGAGACGATCCAGGGGGACACGATCAATGGAATTGATCGTATTGGCTCCTCCCCCGGCTTCCAAAAACTGGTGAACGTGATCATCATATCCAACAAGACCAAGGTGAACAAACGCCTGGAACTTCAAGCCGGTGATTCCCTGCCGATTGTCCAGCACGTGGGCGGCAAGCATGGTATCCCACACCCACCCATCCGGCTTCTTCCCAAGACACACCGACGACCAGAGATCCTCAAACTGAACGTGAGCCGCCACCTTCTTCCATCTAGATCCCTCCATGAATCGAGCAAGGGCCTGTTTGCTTCTCCCCTCCACCGGAAAAGCCAGGGTCTCCTCTCCATTGGAGATTGCGGCACACACGATCCGATGCCCCTCCGAATGTGGGCGAAGCCCGGTAGTCTCGAAATCCACCGCATACACCCCATCCTGAAACCCCCGGATCATGGCAGCAGCCTTGTTCGGATCCTTCTCCAACATCACGGAAGATGGATCCACCGGGCTGGGGAGGGGATCCGCTCTGTGATCAATAGCCTCCTTCAGATCACGAACGAACAAGGGCTCCACCGCGGACCCCTTCTTGTCGTTCCGCATCCTGGCCACGTAACTAGGATGCCAGGTAGGGCATACCCAAGCCCCGAAGCGGTGATTCGGAATCCGGAACCCCCTCCACCTGGAGATCCCACCAAGATCCTTTGTCCATTGATCCCCGATCAAGCTCTCCAGAGCAGTCCCCCCCAAGGAGATAATCACCCTCGGCCGGAAGGACTTGATCTCCTCCAGGAGATGATCCCGACAAGCACCAACCTCCTCCCCAGTCGGTTTTCTGTTCTTCGGCGGGCGACATCTTACCGCATTGGTCTTCCGAAAATCGTGATCAAGATTCAACTGAAACTCACGAGAGAGCAGGGAACGAAAATCACTCCCCACCCTTCCGACCAGTTGTGTTCCCCTCTTGTCCTCCTCCTCCCCAGGAGCCTCCGCCACGATGAGGATTCCCAAGGCACCCTTCCCGGACGGCTCAATCTTGGGATTGATGCACCCATCCTGGAGGGAACAGGTGAATCCACATCCAGACCCATTGATCTCCTCGTCTCGAAAAAATCCTCGTCTAATCATCGGGCAACCACACCACATGAAGCATCCGATCACTCTTGAGCATCAACGATGATTCCCCAATCACGGCCCGGGAGGAGTACCTCAGAGCCTCCGCAAATGGAAGAGGCCGGATCAGCATGGAGACCGGCTCCCCCTTGAACCGCACGCGGGTGGTCTCCTTCAACCATCCATCCGTCCCACGGGCCTCCACCAGGATCATGTTCTCGGTGAGGGAGACCCGACAGAAATCTTCTCCGACGGTCGAATCAACGAACACAGCAGCCCGCTGAAGCGCATCAATGATATCCACCGGGAACTGCACCTCCGGACCAGTAGGGATGAACTGATCCAGGTCTTCGAAAGAACCATCCATCGTCCGGAACCCAAGCATCAATCCATCGGCGGACTGAAAATAGATCCAGGATCCCCCCTGGTGATACTTGGTAGGAGCCGCCGACAGAAGAGAAGGAACCCGCGCGGCCGGAATGAGGAGATCCTCCTTCTTCTTGAAGGAACCACCGAGGAAGGCCCTGGTGAACTGGTAATTGTCGAACGCCTCCAGATAATTTTCGGTCCCGTGAATCATGGTGAGCACCGGCTTGGTTATGTCCGTACCGGCGGACTTCACCACCACCTTCACCGCTTCGATAAATCCATCCGGGAGGCTTGACCACCCATCGGGGGCCGGCCACTCCTGTTCCTCCGGGGAAGCATCCACCATCGGGATTCCCACTTTCACTCTCTTCCCAGAAAGCAGGATTTCCCCACCCGATGACTCAATCGTGATTTCCTCATCCTTGCAGCGTGAGAGAAACTCCAGGATCTTCCCGGAAGGGATCAGACCCTCCACCCCGGTCTCCATCGGAACCGAAGTGACCACATCACTCCCAATGGTTTCAATCTGGGATCCAGTGAACCGGAACGATTGAGAATACTCTACTATCTCCTTTCCCACCAATCCGGACGAGGCCAGCTTCAGAGCTTCCGACAGTCTCTGCCTGTTCACAATTGTCATAAACGACCCCCGCAAAAACATCGCCGAGACCAAACTCATTGGTCTTTATGTGGTAGAAAGAAATCAATCTCTTCGGGATACGAACAATCACCCGCTGCGGTTCCAATCCTGGCGCGCACCCAGCAAAGTAGAATTTCATCCCAGAAACCCCCGTAACCTCCTGCCGTAACGAAACGCCCAAGGCCATTTAGGAAAGACCCTCTCAAACTCAACAAGATATCGAATGCAGAGAAGATCCCGATGCGGATAACTATTACACAACCCAGTCTCCACCACCACCTCCACCTCACGAGTCCCATCCGCACGCGGCTTCCCCAACCACCTCTCCCCCTCCTGGAGGGGATATCCAGACTCCACCACCTTGAACTCAGACCGGCCAAGGGAAAAACCACCACGCTCGAAATAGGAGAGGATGACCCCCTTCTCCTTCTCCCCAAAAGAATTGAGGTGAGAGGAGTCCACCAGACGGGCCTTTGGAGAACGCAAAGACACATCCACCTTCCATGGCGGCTCGGAGTAAGTAAAACTCCCGTTCCTGAACTTCGGCACGAACACGGCACCCATCCTGGATGTCATAATCCAAGAGGTGGAATCCACGGAGTACCAGGGATAGCGGAACAGAAGCTCGAAGATCGACATCCCGAACCCATGTATCTTGACCTTGGGCATCCCATTCACATCCGTGAAGTAGTGGAGAAAAAGATGATCCAGCCATGGAAGCAGATCAGCCTTGGAGATGGGAACCATCCCGCCAAGGGCTATGTAATCGTACCCGCGCTTCAAGTATCTCTCCAGGAACTTGGGATCTTCCCCGTAGTGAAAACAGGGGAGTGGTTTGAGGCCAGCCTTTTCCATCGTGATCTGATTCCTCCAGGTAGCAGCCGGATCACCGATCACATCCAGGTTGGCATACACTGACAGGAACCTTTCATGCTTCTTGATGAACTGAATATACTCCTCCAGAGAGATCACCACCCCCTTGCTGTATGCGGAGAACGCCCCACTATCAAGGAACAGCTCGGCCATCTTTTTTTTCCTCCCTCCTTCTCCGCATCCAAACACTTTCGATCAGAGAGTCCATGTAATGGTAGGACAACAAACGCCTCCCACCAATCTCCAATAAGAGATTGAAAAGGGCCTCCTCCTCCTCCGCCCGTCTGGTCTTCACAAAGGTCACATCACCACCAATTGCGAACCGCATCCGAACTCCTTCCGTTTGAAGTGATCACTTCCC